TAAGAATGCCTTTTTGATGTACTCTTACTCTAATGTGCCCATTGTACCAGTCATCTGATTCCAGTACTTTATATCTGAATTGTTCTCTTGCTTCTATATAAGATAGTTCTGCTTTACTTGAACAGAAATATAATATCTTACGTTTGAATTTATCTTTGCCTAATGTTTCGACGTCTTGTGTAAGTTCGTCTGATGAGCCATAATAATCACGCCAATCACTTTCTACTAGTGTACGACGTTTGTTTTTTCTGCCTTTGAGGGGAGGTTTAGTCTTCTTAAATTGAGCCAGTTTTTTACCAATATATTTTTTGTCGTTTGTAGTATTTGTTATCAAATATACAAAACCAATCATGCCTTCTGGTATTTCTTTAACGATTTTGTTTTTGTAATACCAGTTTTGCATGTTATCTTGTATATATCTTTCTTTACATATTATTCTTTTTATCTTGGATTTCTGCACGCCTTGCTTTTGCAAGTTTGCCTAATTCGCCTAATGCTTTTCTTGCACGAGCCGCAGCTGCTTTCACACCCTTAGTTTCAAATGATTCTGATTCCTTTAGGTATGCTTCATATGCTTCTATAATTTTTTCGTGTGACATTTTTTGTCTCCTATTTTAATTGTATCTCTTGTTTCCATTGAGACCGTTTATTTAAAGTTTTACCACAACTTCTTTTACAAACATAGAATGGATTGTTATTGTCCAATCTGACTTGATATTCGTTCATCAGTTGTTCTGGTAAATGTTGAAGTATATCCTTATTACGTTCTTTATTTGTATAATATACTTCAGCAATATGACAACAAGGAAATTCCTGACCTTTGTAATCTACATAGGTAGATTTTTCATTATTACGTTCACATTGTATACTTGTTATATTATCATAGTCAATATAATTATAATTATTTACTGGTTTTATATGGTCAAATTGAAAAATATCCCATCTATCTGTTTCTTTACTACGAAACCATGTAAATCCCATGTCATTAGCAAGTTGTTTACATTCTTCTACTTGGTGTTTGTTATGGTCAAATACTAACATATCCCAATGAGCACTTGCTCCTGCATCTATGTATGCTTTTGCATTTTCCATAATCTTTTTAAATTGTACACCTACTCTATAGATATGATTTGTATCTTCTAATCCATCTATACTAAACACAACATAGTCATAAACACCTGTAAGTAAGTTTGCACATTCACGCCACCATTTTGGATTTCTTATACTACCATTAGTGTTTATACCAATTACTGTATCTGGCCGTATTTCTTTTACCCATTTTATTTTGTCTAGTAATTTTATATCTGCACAAGGGTCGCCTACAGTGCCACAAAAGAATATTTTTTCTAATGTTTTTATATTTTTAGTTACATGTAATTTAAAATCATATATGTCAAGATCAGCAAGACTAACTATACAACCTTCGCCATTTGTATTTCTTGCACACATAGGACAGGCGGCATTACATTTACTAGTAGGTTCAAAATGTAATATTTTTACCATTCTGTAACATGTTCCCGATCAAAAAGTTTTGCTTTTATGCATTTAGTTTTACATTCTAAATTATCAAACTTTTTAAATTCACCTTGCCACCAGTCATCTGCTAGTATTTCATCTAGTGTATTGTTATATAAATTAAATTTTGTTTCAGCAAGTTTATTCCATTTTTCATTGTGTGGATAACGTAGAGCAGTCCAGCAACAAGGATAAAATTCGCCAGTTGCTTTCAGGAATACACCTTTATTGCCTATATAGCAAAGTGCTGGATATTCTGTACTATTTTGCAATTCTTTTGCACGTTGCCAGAATGTTTCTTTTAAGTCTGCACCAGGACGTTGTTTTGCAGTAATATAATTTTGTTCTCGTTCAAATCTATGCCCACTAGCAATAAGTTTTTTGTCTAATGGTTGTAATAAATCATCATTGCCATATGCATCTGGATATGTACTACCAAATTTTGTACTTTTAGTAAGTTGCCAACAATCAAAATTATAGTCATATGCAAGTTTTACTATTTTTTTTAAATCTGTTTCGTTAAATCTAAAAGCAATTGTTGCAATTACTGTATATGTAGTTTTATTGTATTTTCTAAAAGTTACTATACCATCAATAATACTGTTCCAGTCACAGTTTATCCTATATTTACTGTTACTATCTTGGTCCCATCCATCTAAACTCCAGTGTATTTCATCATACTCGTTGCAGTATGAAGCAAGTTTTTGCCACCAGTCTAAAGTTTTGTAACTTCCATTTGTTATTATTAATAATTGAATGCTAGGATTTATATTTTTAATCCATTCTACAATTTCTAAAAACTGTTTTGCATATATTGGGTCGCCATCATCTCCACAAAAACTTATTTTGCGTATCTTTTTTATTTGTGATTCGCCTATCTGATTACGGAAGAAGTCCAATGTAAGTTGACGATTAAGTAGTGTTTCTGGTATTTCTGCTCTAGTGCATCTAGGGCATTTTAGTGTACATATACTGCTTACTTCTATATGCCAATGATCTAGTGCTATGTTCATGCAATTTCAACATCCGTATCGTAACTAGTAAAACCATTTTCTTTTATAACTTTAAGTACATTATTTACACGGCCAATTAGTTCATCTTTATGTGAAACTAACCACACACTCTTATTACGTTCTCTACTCATACGTTTTAGTACACCCATACTGTTTTCAACACCAGAGCTATCCATACCACTGTCAACTAGTTCGTCTATGAATAATAAGTTAATTGGTTGATATAAACTTTCCCACACATCACGGAATGCCCAACTTAAACTTAATATTAGTCTGTTACGTTCACCTCTACTTAAATTATCAAAGTCTAAATCTCTACCTAGTTCTTGTATTTCTACAGTCAAGTCGTTTTGGAATACTACAGTATGTGGTAGTCCAATTGCATTTAAGTATTGATCTAGTCTTGTATTTAAGTATGACAAGTTTTGTTCTATGATTCTTTTACGTATAAAACTATCTTTGTTTGTTAGTAGTTTTAGTAAAAACTCTTGATGTTGTTGTACTCTTGTAAGTTCATTTATACTGTCCCAACTTATTTCCTGTACGGCAGTAGTTTCCATATCTGCAATTTGATCAACATAAGGATCAATTTCATCTTGTTTAGTGTTAAGTTGAGACTCTAATGTAGATAAACTTGATCTGTGATTATGTGCATCATTTACACTGTCATAAAATGTTTTAGGTTTATCAGGTACAGTTTGTTTTTGTGTTTCTAGTTCGGCTATACCTTTTTCTAATTCTTGCAAAAAATTAGTTGCGTCATCAAATTCTTTTTGTGCTTTTTGTATTTGTTCTTTATGTGTTTCCAAGTGTGTAACACTCTGTTTACAACTACCACATATACCTTCATTTACATTATCTAATGCTTTTTTAGTACGATTACTATCACGTTCTGCTCTACTAATTTGTGCTTGTAGTGCTGATATATCTTTTGTTAGTTGTATTTGTGCATTGTTTAAGATATGCCAATCGTTTAGTTCAGTGTGTATTCTTAGTTCTTTATCGATATCTACGTGTGCTAGATCATCTATTGCAGTTTTTAGTTTGGATATATCTTCATCTTTTTTCTTTTGCCAAAGTGATTGTCTGCGTTTAAGAGCATCAACCTGTTCTGTAATTTTACTATTTGCATCTTCAACTGCTTTGATACGAAACTCTTCCTGTTGGATTTTGTTTTTAGTAGCACGTAATTGTTCTTTTAAGTTTTCTGCTTTTTCAGATAGTATAGTTATTCCTAATAACTGTTCTATTATAGCACGTTGATCGTTTTGTCGCATACTTAAGAAAGGTTCACTGTAGGTATTTAGAGCCAGTACATGTTTGAACATAGCATGACTCATACCCAACAAGTTTTCTATTGCTTTTTGTGTCTCTCTACTATCGCCCTGTGCATAATCATCTGCTTCTTGCTCATTGTTGTTTATATAAAACTTAAGAACATTACTTTTCCGGCCACGTTCAATTCTATATTGAACTCCGTCTTTTTCAAACTCAACAGTAACTAACATATTTTTGCCGTTAGTTTTGTTTATTAGATTGTCTTTACGAATGTTAGTTAGTGCATCACCATATAATGCATAACTTAGTGCATTGATAATTGTAGTTTTGCCTGTACCATTTCTAGCACCAGCATCACCGCCACCTGTATCTAAGTTTTCACCCAGTACCAGTGTAAGATCATTACGATTAAAGTCGATCGCTTGTGTAGTATTTCCTACACTCATAAAGTTTTTTACTGTAAGAGTATCGATTTTAAAAATGGTTAACTCCTGATGAATTTTATATATTATAGTGATTTAGTATAGTAGTTGTCAAATTAAGTTCGTCTGTAAAAAATTTATTTGATTTTATTTTTACAATTGTTGTATTAAATTCTTCGAATGTGTTTATGTATAAAAATTTACTAATAGTACTAGTGAACAAACTATCTAGATACATGCTTTTATCGCAATTACTATAGTGCCACAATTCACATTGTTCAATTTTTAAAAAAGGCTCTAGTCCCATTTCATTCAACAAAGGCCTATTAATTGATACTCCAGCCCAGTCTACATCATCTACTATTAACACACCATTAGGCAATAAGTGAGGCATTATATTAATGAAATCTTTTTTGACATCAGGTTCTTTATGACTGCCGTCTATTAAAATAAGATCAAATTTGTTAATTTTAGTAAAGTCAAAAGTTGTACTATCATGTTCGAAATCAGTACGTTTTTGTTTACCGTATATTTTGTAAAAAAGATCAGTATTCAGTTTTATATCTATACCAGTAATGTTTATGTCTGGGTTACATTCTAATATTAGACCACTAGTACTGCCTTGATATATTCCTATTTCTAAATAATCTTTAAATTGAAATTGCTTAAAAAAGTCCCACAATACTACTGCATCGGTAGTGCATCTCATCATAATGTCAAATTTATTATAATTTTTCCAGAATTTAGTTTGGGTAAATTTTTTCATTTATAAGTTCCGATATATATCCAACATTAATTTACTATCATATTGTTTACTATCGATTTGTTGTAATTGACTTGTAACTATACTATCTACACTTTCGAAGTTTATTTCACCTTGTATCTGCATATCCATGTCTTCATTCTTTACTGGTATAAGACTCATTTCTCGCAAAGAGTATTCAGTCATGAACGTTTCTTTTATAAAATTCGCTTCTTCATAACTTATGTCTACATCTAAATTTACACGAGCATATGTTTTTGGGCTCAAATATTTTTCAGGACCTTCTAATAATTGACTAATTTTTAGTGTGCGATATTTAGGTTGATCAGGCCATGCAATAAATTGTTTTGTGCCATCCCAGTCTAGTATCATCATACCTCTTTCATCGTCCCATGCATCACTGTAGTTGTGTGGAAAAGCATTTCCTGTGTAAATTACATTATCACGTTCCTGTCTTTTGTGAAAATGTCCTGTAAAAACTGTACCACACCGTCCAAAGTCTGTATGATTTAGTTCTCCATGGTCAGGCATTTGTACCATTGCGTTCATATAAAAGTGAGGAAGTTCAAAATGTCCAATTACATAATCAGCCTTTATCTTTTGCATTTGTTTGTGTTCGTCGCCTACTAACCAAGGTATAAATGCAACGCCATCAACTGTAGTAATATCGTTATAGAATTGAATATTTTCAAATTTTTTAATAAATGCAATACTATTATAGTCACGTTTATCTCTGTAGTATTCATCATGATTGCCCGGTATGAAGTGTACGACATCAAAGTTTGTATTCAGTAACTCCAGTGCTTGTAAACTGTAATTCAGTGTAGCAACATTGATACTTGCACGTTGATGGTGCCAGTCACCCATAAAAATACAGGTATCTGCATTCTGTGCTTTTGCTTCAGCACAAAACCAAGTAACAAAATCAAGACAATCTTTATTGAATGTTTGACTGTTGCTTTTATTTCCAAAGTGAATATCCGTAAAGACGGCGGCCCGTTTGAATAAACTCATGTACGTATTATAGCATCTTATAGATTATTGTCAAGTGATAGGTTCTGCACTTTTCGCCATTTCATTTTCGTTTTGTCTAGTATAACTTGGATTTAACCCAGCACTTTCTAGTATATCATCTCTAATTGCTTGGTTTTTCTTTTCTAAGTTTAGTACACGAGTAAAACTATTTGTAATAGCGGCAGTATAGTAAGCAAATGGATTTTCACTCTTGCTTTCGTCAAATTGTAGTCCGATTTGCGTTAATTGTAATAATGCTTGACTACGCATCTCATCATTGTAGGTATAACCACGCCAGTTTGAACGTGTTCCGTAGCGTTCACACAGTTTCATATACATTCTAGCAAGTTTACTTGTAGTTTTGCCATGTGTTTTGCTAAATTGTCCGTTTTCTAGTCCACCTTCCCAATGACTTTTTCCAACTAATATTGTATTATCGTCATCATCTATTCTATAGTGTTGAAAAGGAGGAAAGTTACACTGTACATGATGGTCTGCAACTGTTTTTGGATTCTTTTTACGTCCTGGGTGTAGAGGAATATGATCGTGTGTCATAATTCTAAACACTACATCTTTTTTATTGATCTTTTTCCAATCTACTGCAAAGTCTGCTTGCTTTACCTTAAGTCCTTCTGCTCTAGCTGCTTCGTAATTTTGTTTTTGTATACGATCTGCTTGGTTTCGTTTTGCTTGAGCAACTGTTCTTATGTTTATTTTTTCAATATTTGGTAAAATGATGTCATACACATCATCACCTTCAGCAACAAAACTGCTATATGTATTTTTACTTTTGTGTATTTCCTTTAACAAGTCACGATTGTTAAGGTAATTTTTACGTTTTATCATATATGGGATTCCTTTTATATACGTATATTATACAGCCTATAAATATACTTATGCAATATAAAAATAAGGATTTTTTTAAGTGTCATTTGATTTAGGACAAAAATTTACCCGTAAAGCGAAACAATTTACAGAAGATGCAGTCGGAAGAGCACTTCCGGGCAATGATCCTCTAAGTAAAGTTGGTCGTAATGTATTAGATGCTAGTGCGAATAGATTAATATCATCTGGGTTAAATTTTCTTAAAGATAATAAATTTATAAATGATATCATTACTACTACTTTTCGAGACAATGATACACGAGTTAGATTATCACTTAGTCCGGACAGTGGTCCAATATTATATAAAAGTTTAAGTAATAGATTGTTAGAACCACTTTCAGACACAAATGGTGTATTATTTCCATATACCCCTACAATAAGTGTAAGCCATACTGCACAATATACTGGTATGCATCCTACACATAGTAACTATGTTCAGCACAGTTACAATGCAAGTTCAGTAGATGCAATTAGTATAGACGGATATTTTACTGCGAATAATGCAGACGAAGCAAGATATGTTTTTGCAGTATTACATTTTTTACGAAGTGCTTACAAAATGTTTTTTGGTACAGATGCTAACAGAGGCACACCTCCTCCTGTGTTAAGATTAAGTGGTTATGGGCCTTTCAATTACCATAGTGTGCCGGTAGTCCTAACAAATTTTACAGAAATAATGTCAGCTGATAGAGATTATATAGAAGTACCACTTGCATCAGCACCTGATGCAGCAACAAAAACAATGATTCCAACTTATATGAATATGACTATGACACTAAGTCCAATATACACTAAACAACAAATATCTAATTTTGGTTTAGATAGTTTTGCACGTGGTGATCTAATAGGAAGACCAGGTGGTGGAAGTCAAGGTGGAGGATTTTTATAATGGCAGTTGAATACAGTAGCGATAGCCCATATTCTGATACTAGTCAATATAGTTATTATTTAGATGTACTTACACCAAGAATTATTTTGCCCTATAAAGATGATGTTCTACATACACTTACACAAGTGCATCAATATAGACCAGATCTTTTAGCATATGATTTGTATGGAAACAACAATTTATGGTGGGTATTTCAAGCAAGAAATCCAAATGCTTTTGAGGATCCTATTTGGGATTTTCAAACAGGTGTAAAATTTTATCTACCTAAGAAAGAAACAATTGATACTGCGTTAGGAATTTAGTATGGCAGTACCTCCAAATAAAAAATTTCAAAATCCATCACCACAGGATTTAAGTTTATTCACAGAACCTGTTGATCGTATTAAAATACCTGCAGGTACAACTATAGCATATGCTAATGATGCAATAGATAGAAATGTAGATTACAGTAAATCTGAAAATCCAGTGAATACAGATGGAATACCTAGAATTACTATATACCCTAATAATCAAGATTTTTCTGATTTTGCTGGACCAAATCCAAATAAAAAAGGCACACCTGAAGATATAGAGTACGGTGGATTCACTAATAATGATTTCAATGGACTTATGGGATCCAGAGATAGTGCAACCGGAGCAATTCCAGGATTAAATTCTAATAAAAAGCCTGTAAAAGTTTCAACAAGTAAAGATGCAGGCACTAACACAAAGGCAATCACAAAACCTTTTACTGAAAATTTAGCATCTGTGCCTATAGAACCAAGAGCAAACGAACTTAACCAGTATGCAAGTGTTTCTTATAATATTGCACTTTATATGATGAACAGTAGAAGTTATGTTGATATAACAAAGTCTCCAAGCAATCCAAGTGATGCATTAAAATATCCAAATAGCCAACTCTTAATGCGTAGTGGTGGAGTTGGATTAGATCAAACAGATGGACAAGGTAATATTGTCAATGACTTTTCCAATGACTTTTTCATAGATGATCTAGAAATAAGTAATGTTGCAGTTGGGCCTAATAAGTTTAGACATAATACAAATGCTACAGATATAAGATTTACTATAACTGAACCTCGAGGAGTAACACTATTGGAAAGGTTACAAAGGTTGGCTGGTACTGTGTTAGTGACTACTAGAGAAAAGTATATTCATGCTCCATATCTTTTAGAAATAAAGTTTAAAGGATATAATCAAACTGGTAAGCCTGTGCCGACACTTAGTAAACCTAAATATATACCTATAAGAATTACAGATATGACATTTGAAGTAACAGCAAGTGGCACTCAATATCGTGTCACTGCAGTGCCTTTTTCTAATCAAGCATTAAAATCGATTGTTAGTACAATACCACATAATATTGAATTAACTGCAAAAACTGTTGGCGATATTTTTAATAGTGAAGTAACAAAAGTTGTTGACGAATCAACTAAAATTAATAATACAAACCAAGGTATAGACGGACCTGCAGTTTCTCCATCATTAGTAAAAAGAACAAAAGTTAAAAATCTTGGAGAAATTTTAACTGATAGTCAAAAAACACGCACAGGAACACCCCCTCTATCAGGTAATGCTAAAACTATTATCTCAAAAAATGGTAAACCATATCAAGTACCTCCTCCTGCAGAAAAATATGATACTTATAATTTTTTAATTGCAGATGAGATTGCAAACGCAAAGTTAAATTTAGGTGACTTGTATGATGTGCTAAACACTCCTGTTCCTACTGATGGTGAAAAGAAGAATAAGAAAAAAACAGATCGTAGTCAGTTTGAAACATATGTTCAAGGTTTAACAAGGGGTGTAAAGTTAGATAAAGATACAGGTATTTTTAAAATAAACGCTGGTACAGATATTTCTAAGTTAATAAATTTAGTAATAATGCATAGTGATTACATGGATAAAAATATAGAAGAAAATCCAGATCAATATGCAAAGTCAGGTGATCCAATAAATTGGTTTTCAATTAGACCTGTAATACAAAGTGCTACTGGTAAAGGCGGAGGATACGATAGAAAAGAGGGCAGATACAAATATGATATAATGTTTGCAGTAGAAAAAGCTACTATATATTATCATGATTTTCCCTGGGCTAAGAAGAGTAAACCAATAGGACAAGGATATCATAAAACCTATGATTATATTTTTAGCGGACAAAATACCCAAGTTTTAGATTTTCAACTAAAGTTTAACACTGCATTTTTACAGGTTATGACTGCTGGCACAGGAAGTCCTTTTGCAAACAAGTCTGCTACTGCACCTTTTACTCCTGTGCAAAAAGAAGTAGTTGATAGTATTGAGGGAAATACTACTAATGTTGCAGATAACATCACACGTAAACGAGCAAAAGATCTTTTTAGTAGTGTAATGAGCGATGGTGTTGATATGGTAAATTTAGACATGCAAATTGTAGGAGATCCTGCATGGATTCCAACAAGTGATGCGTATTGGCAGGACAAAGTACGCAAAGGTGAACAATATACACAGGCTTTTATGGAAGATGGTACGATAAATTACAATCTTTCACCGCCTTTCATACAAGTAAATTTAAAAACACCAACAGATTATAATGAAACTACAGGATTACAAGATCCTAGCAAAGCAATAAACAGTAGTTTTAGTGGTATATATCGTATAACACAAGTTGATAGTACATTCTCAGGAGGAGCATTTCAACAAAGGTTAACAGGACTAAGAGCACCTATGCAATCAGTAGCAGGAGGAGTTGCTCGTGATCCAAAACAAAATGAAACTGCAGAAAGAAATGCAGTAATAGATGAGTTTAGTGATAATGCTTTAAGTTACTTGCAAAAACAAGCAAAAGATTATAAAATGAAAGATGTTAGAGTCAAAATTCCTCATCCTAATGATAGTATACCATTGGGGTTAAATGATTATGACGAAACTGATACTTTTACATAGACAATACATAGAGATATTTAATGGCAGTAGATACAACAAGACAAGGCTCAAAAGGAGGCGATCCTCAATACAATCCAGAACTTCGAGGCGTAAGCGAAGAACGTGGTATTGTAGTTGGTATAGTCAAAGCAAATGTGCATGGTTCCCATATGGGTATTATACAAGTTTATATACCAGAAATGTCAACTGACGAAGAGGATAAAAGTCAGTGGAGAACAGTTAGATATTGTACGCCTTTTTATAGTAGAGTAGACAGTACAGAAGGCGCAAATAACAAAAATCGTTATATTGATACCAAAATGCCGTCGGGTATTGTAACTCCTCCACCTGATCTAGGCACTACTGTGCTTTGTTTCTTCCCACACGGCAAAAATAATGAAGGTTATTACTTTGCGTGTGTACCAGATACCTATATGATGCAAACTTTACCTGAACCTACTGTAGTAGAGGACTTTGAAAATGGACCATATGTAGGTGGTGAATTAAACGATAAGAAAAATAACCCTAATGATATTGTAAATTGGAAACAACAACTAAGACCTGAAGATTTTATTACACAAAAGATTGTTAAGGAACAAGGTTTATTAAACGATAGAGTAAGAGGCCTTAATAATAGTAGTTATATGAGAGAATCTCCAAGTGAGATTATAGGCATAAGCAGTAAAGGACGAAGAATTACTGAAAGTGGCAAGGATTTTTTAAAAGAAAATGCTGCTGCACTAAAAAACCCTAATACTACAGATGAAAAAATATTAGAAGGACTATTAGGGCCTATTGCTAGACGAAAAGGACATAGTATTGCTCTAGATGATGGCGATATAGAAGGAAATAGTAATCAAATACGTCTACGTACAAGTACAGGACATCAAATTTTACTCAATGACAGTGAAGGAATTATATATGTAGGTAATTCTACTGGTAGTGTTTGGATAGAACTTGGAAATCAAGGCACAATGGATGTTTTTGCTAATGACAGTATAAACTTTCGTAGTAAAAATATAAATTTTCACGCAGATGAAAACATAAAATTTCACAGTAAAGGGTATACACAACTTGTAAGTGAACAACAGATGCATTTACAATCAGGTGACGATTTTGTAGTAAGCAGTGAAGGCGATACAGGTATCACAACTAAAAAGTTTAGTGTAACTGCAAGTGGACAAATGAATTTAAGTGGAGGTGCTACTGCTAGTATAAAAGCAAGTGGTATTATGGCAGTAAGTGGGGCACTAGTAATGTTGCAAGGTCCTAGTTTAGGATCACAAAGTGCAAAACCAGTAAGACCACAGCAGAAATTAGATGCAAAGTATGATGCTGCTCAAGGAAAGTATGTTCTTAATAGAGATAGTGTTACTACTACAACTGTAGACAGATTAGCAACACACGAACCTTTTGTTTCTCATGGCGAGAAAAACACAAGCACTGGTTACTCTGGAGGATTAGCAGGCGGTGGTGGTCTTGGTGCAGCTTTTAGTATTATAAGTACAGGTTTTCAGATAGCAAGTTCTTTACCACCGGGTACATTTGGTAATATTCCTGGCGCCGATTTCAGTGACTTTGCAGGAACAAATTTATTTGGCACAGATGTTAGTGATTTTGCAGGAAATAATCTTTTTGATAATATTGGTTTAGATGCCTTTGGCGGTGCAGGAGATGCAGTAATAGACTTCAGTGATTTTGCTACTGGCGGTTCTAGTACCTTTTCACCTGGTTTCTTTACAGATGTTACAGATACATTTACGCAAATTTCTGATACAATAGGAAACAAAATACAGACTTTCACAGATGCAGTTGGTGATACAATCGGAAAATACGGAAATAGTATTACAGGTACAGATATTACTAGTCAAGATTTTCCTGGAATAGATGCTTTCGGAGGTGCTGGCACTAGTATAGGTGGACTTCAGGGTGACTTTAGTGATTTTTCAGCTATTTCTCCATCTATTGATAGTGTTGCAAGTGGTGGTACAGGTATAGGTTTTATAGATGATTTAGCAAATTCAAATTTGGGCAAATTAGTAGTTGATGGCTCAGGTAAAATTGTAGACATTGCAAAAGAAGTAGCTGATCAATATCAGGCTGATTTGCCACAAATACAAAAAGGTTTACAAAAGTTAAGTGCAGTCAGTAGTATTGCTAGTGCTGCTGGTGTAAATGTATCTGGTGTAGATAAGTTGTCAGGATTTTTACTTGAACCCAAGATTGCAGGATTTGAGATTACTGATGTTGTAAAACAATTAGATACAGGATTTAGCATAGGTGACTTAGACAGTACAGATATGCAAGGCTTGGCGGCTGCAGTTGTAAAAGTATCAGGCAGTAATAACTCAAATAGTTTTATAAACAGTACAACTAAAGCAATGGGAAAATATGGATTTACTGTTGACCAATTAAAAGCAGCTGGTTATGTTAGACCGGAAGCAAAATTTAATGATCAATTGTTACAAAGTAGTGTGTGGACAGGAAAAGATAATATTAATAGCCATACCAAATTTTTAGCAAACGCTGGTATACAGGAGCAAACATACCAACAAGTTATTGCAAGTACATACCAAACACTAGTTAATAGTGGTGCAATCACACCTAATGATAAACCTAAGGAAATTATGGCAATGCTTGCCGGATCATCAATTAGTAATGCTGATATTGTAAAACAAGTTAGATTTGGTAATGCAACTATTGATGGACCAATTCGTAATACTACAGGAATTCCACAAAACGGTGATGTTTTAAGTTTTGTAAAAGATGCTATGCAAAAAGGCGGAGCCGCAAGTGACTTAGTCACAAATTTAAAGAATAAAAATGATACAGGTATACAAGATTTGTCAACACTTAAAGTATTTCAAGGCACTCTTAAAACAGGAGAAACACTAAGAAATATTAACGGTGTAAGTTATGTTGTTCCTGCTCCTGCTAATGATCCTTATTCTGGACCTAATGGTGGAAAGAAGAGAGATTTAGATCAAAGAATTGCTAAACTTGAGAAAGATAGATCTCAATTAGTAAAAGATGGCAATGATGACAAAAATATAATAGAACGAATAAGCGATACTCTTAGTGATTTATATGCACAGAGAAACAATTTATAAGGAAGAGAGATGGCAGTAGCAGTATACAAAGGTATTAGCACAGTAAATAACAATTTTGGAAGTATTAAATTAACCGATACTGATCTAATAAAGAGAGATTTGCTAAACCACTTTGCAATACGCAAAGGTGAAAAACTAATGAATGCTGAATTTGGTACAAGCCTAAGAGATCTTATTATGGATCCATTAACAGAAGAAACTAAAGCATTGATAGTTCAGGAAGTTGATGATGTAATAAAAAATGATCCAAGAGTCAGATCAGAGGGAGTTACTATTGATGAATATGAAGGTGGATTGCGTATTGAAATGGCAGTGAGATATGTCATTAACAATCAAGTAGAAAACCTAATGGTTAAGTTTGATAGGCCTACTGCAGAATAATATACCTATATAATACAGTGAATAAATACTGCAATAGATAGGAATATTTAATAATGGCTGCAAGTACAAGACAAGTAAATTTATTCGCTGCTGAAGACTGGAAAAAAGTCTACGAGACTTTTAGAGAAGCAGATTTTCAAAGTTATGATTACGAAACAATTCGTAAAAGTATGGTGGATTATATCCGCACATACTATCCTGAAGATTTCAACGATTTTATAGAATCAAGTGAATATATTGCACTTATAGATATGATTGCGTTCTTAGGACAATCATTAAGTTTCCGTGCAGACTTAAATGCTAGAGAAAACTTTTTAGAAACTGCTCAGCGTAGAGATAGCATCCTTAGATTAGCACGTATGCTAAACTACTATCCTAAACGTCAGCAGATTGCAAGAGGTTTTATAAAAGTTACTAGCGTAAGAACTACAGAAGAAGTTACAGACAGTAATGGCAATAGTTTACGAGATACAGAAATAGTATGGGGAGATCCTACAAACAGTGATTTCTTAGAACAATTCACAACTATTCTAAACAGTGCATTTGTAAGCACACAAAAATTTGGAAACCCTGCACTAAAAAATACTATTGGTGGTATTAATATAGAAGAATATCAATTAAGTCTTAATGCAGGCACAATACCTGTTTATGATTTCAAAACAGTTGTTGGATCACAAAACTTAGAATTTGAATTAGTAAATGGAACATACAGTGGTAAAGATTTCTTGTATGAACTACCTCCACAGCCTACCAGCACTACTAATATATTATATAGAAATGATAATAGAGGTTTTAATAGTGCTAACAATGGTTTCTTTTTCTACTTTAAACAAGGTAGTTTACAGAGTGCAGACTTTACAATAGAGGAAAAATTACCTAATAGAACAGTAGAAATTGATGTAAACAACATTGATAACAATGATGTTTGGTTATATTCACTAGATGATCAAGGCAACGAAACTACACGTTGGGAAAAAGTGCCTGCTATTTCAGGTAACAACGTAATTTATAACAGCCTTAGTCAGCAGAATAAAAATTTATTTACTGTGCGTAGTCGTGCAAATGATCAAATAAGTTTGGTTTTTGGTGATGACGTATTTGCAAATGTACCAGTAGGTGATTTTCGTGTATATTTTAGAACAGGTGTTGGAACAACATATAAAATATCACCGGACGATATGCAAAATCTTCAGATTGTTATTCCATATGTAAGTCAAGTAAATCAAATTGAAAATTTAACAGTAAGTTTAAGTTTAACAACAACCGTTGCAAATGCAAGTGGTAGAGAAAACTTACGTGATGTAAAAGAGAAAGCACAACAACAATATTATACACAAGATCGTATGATAACTGGAGAAGATTATCAGATCTTGCCGTACACAAAGTTTAGTAACATTATCAAATCTAAAGCAATTAATAGAACTGCCAGTGGAATAAGTCGTTATTTAGATGTTCGTGATACTACAGGAAAATATAGTAGTACTAACATAGTGGCAGAGGACGGTATATTTTATCGTACAGAAGATTTACAAAATTTTCAATTTACTTTTGTAACAGATAGTGATATTAGTAATGTTATATCAACACAAGTAGAAAGAAATATTCTTAAAAAAGATAGTTTACACTATTATCTCAAAAATTATGGTGGCACAGATGTCACAAGTTTAAATGCAGAATGGAATCTTACTACTAGTTCAAGTGGAACTTGCACAGGCTATTTTAAGAATGATGCAGATGCTCCTCTCAAAATAGGAGATTTTACAAGTAGTAATTTGAAATTTGCTAAAGTTGGTGCATTGTTAAAATTTACTGCTCCTGCAGGAAAAGTTTTTGATGTAAACAACAATCTTATTACTGGAACAAGTGGTACAATTAATACAAAAGATTTTATATGGGCCAGTATTTCAGCAGTAGTAACTGATGGAACAAATCAAGGTGTTGGAAATTTAGATACAGGACAAGGACCTGTCACACTTACAGAAGTAATACCAAGTGATGCAGTTTTAGATAAAGTAATTGCAGTTTGGAATACAACTATTACTTCTGCAGTTAGAAATGAAATAATACAGGCGATTGGTGATTATAAAACATTTGGATTACGTTATGATTTGGATACACAGGCTTGGGTTATTATTACAAATGCTAATTTAAATCAAGCAAATACTTTTAGTTTAGACAATGCAGGAAATACTAGTAGCACAGGATTAGATAACAGCTGGTTTTTTAAATTTACAAATGATGGAAGCACATACACTGTAAATTATAGATCAACTAGTTATATTTTTGAAAGTAAACTTGAAACACGCTTTTATTTTGATAAAGATTTAAGTATATTTGACCCTAGAACTGGTAAAACAATCAAGGACAAGATTAATATTCTTAAAGTAAATTCTTTGCCAGATACAACAGGCAGTCTTGCAGTAGATTATGCCATGCAAGTTGATGATGTAATTACAGAAACAGATGGTTACATTTTAACAAACAGAATAAAAGTTACATTTCCTGATATAGATAGTGATGGTGTAGTTGACAATCCAGATGTGTTTGATATAATTGTTGCACCGGATGTAAACGCAACAACAAAAGTTGTTTTTTATGAGACAGATACAAGTAGTGGAGGTTATCTCACTTATTCTGCAGTAGACGCAACTAGTATAGAGCAAAGATATACTACCCAGTCTGCAATAAATGAAGTAATTGCACAGTTTTCTAACGGACAAGTATTTTATGCAAGTGCTGATGATAAATTTTACATACTAAGTGTTAGTGGAGCAAACGTAAAGAGTATTGCACAAACTACTGATTATGTAAAAAGAACTGGACGAGATCAACTATTATTTCAATATACACACAACAGTCCTAATAATAGACGTATTGATCCAAGTCCAAGTAATATAACTGACTTGTTTTTACTAACTAGACAATATGACACCGACTATAGAAACTATATAACTGATATTACAGGCTCAGTACCAAAACCTGCTAATCCTACTACTAATGAATTGCGTGATCAATATGGATCACTTGAATCTTATAAAAGTGTTAGTGATACTATAATTTTTAATGGTATTACTTATAGACCACTTTTTGGCGACAAAGCAGACGAAGAATTACAAGCAACTTTTAAAGTTGTGAAAAATAATAGTACACTAATTAGTGATTCCGAAATTAAAGAAAAAGTTATTGTTGCAATTAACAACTACTTTGCAATTGAAAATTGGGATTTTGGAGATGTCTTTTACTTTAGTGAATTGTCTGCATATCTTTATAATGCATTATCTCCTGACGTCCTTAGTATTTTAATTGTTCCTAAGTTATCTACTAGCAACTTCGGAAGTTTATTTCAGATTCAAAGTCAAAGAGACGAAATACTAATAAGTGCAGCTACAGTCAATGATGTAGAAGTTATAGACGTTATTACTGCTAATAGCTTACAAGCATCAGGAAATATTGTTAATACTACTTCAACAAATCTAGTAACTGAAAGTGTTAGTGCAAACAGTACGAGCACTAGTGTAAGCACAACAAGCACTAGTGTAAGTTCATCTACAACTACTGTAAGTTCTAGTTCTAGTGGAGGTTATAGTTACTAATGGCTCTTAAAAAAAGTTCTGTATTATTACCTAGTGTCTTTCAAACGATTAAAAATGAAAAGTTTTTAAATGCTACAGTTGACCAATTAATTAGTGAACCTAATTTAAAAAGGTTCAATAGTTTTATAGGTCGTAAATTTGCTCCTAACTTTACAGTTGGTGATGGATATATTCAGGAAGCAAGTGTTGATAGACAAAACTATCAATTAGAACCAGCAGTAGTTTCTCGTAATGATGCAAACCAGATAGAACACTTAACTGGATATATAGATTTTGTAAACAAACTAGGTTATAACAATGTTGATACTACACGTCATAACGACCTGTTTTCACAACAGTATTATAATTATAGTGGTTTTGTAGATTTTGATAAACTAGTAAATTATGGCGAATACTTTTGGTTGCCTGCAGGCCCAGACAGTGTACAAGTTTTCAATAGTATAGTTGATACTGAAAAAACATACACAGTATATAGAAGTGGTGATGATATAAGATTTGACAGTACTACTGCAGATCCTAATAGAACTATTATACTTGCAAGAGGCGGAACTTATAACTTTGAATTAAGTGAAACAGGAAATCCTTTTTGGATCCAAACTGAAACTGGAACTAGCGGAATAAGTTCTTACAGTACTGCAACTAGTACTAGAGAAGTACTAGGCGTTTCTAATAATGGTGCTACAACTGGCACTGTAACATTTACTGTTCCAGACGTTGATACACAAAATGAAGAAATAAATGCAGTACAAGCAGCAAATCCTGACTTTGCAACAGATTTAACTTATAGACAGATACATAATCAGCCCTATAGTACTTTTATTGATACACATGGTGGTATAGACAAACAAACAATTATAGATGGAAAAACTCTTGTATTTGTAAATACATCAACAATTTCTAGTGATTGGTCTTCAGCTCCCATAACAGAAGGTGGATTTGGCAGTTCTTTTGATGAAACTACAGTAATTGATATAGAAAATAGATATGATGTATACAACATAGAAATACAAACTATAGATAGTGTTGATACAATAATACTAACAAGAGTCACAGATTGGCCACAAGGACAAAAAGTAAAAATTAAACAAGGTGATTCTTACGGAAGCAGAGAATTTTTTAAAGGTGGTGATTCATTACCAAAATTAATTGCACCCTATACTGCTGGTGCTACTACATTATATTATCAAGATGGTAGTGTTGAAAATAAGTTTGGAAAAATTACACTAGTTGAGATAGATGAGATTAGTCCAATTGATATAGAAAATGATATTGTTGGAAAAACAGTTTATACAAGTGATAATGATGTAACTTTTACTAATGGTTTGAAGGTTGAATTTAACAGTGATGTTACACCTAGTACATATGCAAGTAGAGAATATTTTGTAGAAGGAGTAGGACAACCTCAAGGTATAACACTGACTCCTGTTGACGAATTGCTTACTCCCGAAACTTACAGTGTCAGTAGTAGTGATGGGTTTGATACTGTTGCGTATGATGCTGGCGGATGGGACGGTACACTTAATGCGCCTACTACTCAAGACTATATAGTAATAAATCGTAGTAGTCCAGATAGAAATGCGTGGAGTAGAGGAAATCGCTGGTTTCATAGAGCAGTGATAGAAGCTACTGCAGGTTATAATGAATATACTGCAGTAATAGATGACAGTGCTAGAGCAAAAAGACCTATAATTGAATTCTATGGTGGACTTGAACTTTACAATATGGGTACGACTAGTAAAGCACCGGTCACAGTAGTAGATACTACACAAACAGATGCGTTTAGTAATGTTAATGGTTCAACTGGTTATTTTGCTGATGGTATAGATTTACAACAGGATAATACTGTAATTTTTAGTGCAGATACAGATTCAGATGTCAGTAATAAAGTTTATCGTGTAGATATTGTAGATCAAGATGCAAATATTTCAACAGATCCAATTATTAATCTTGTGCAAATAGATACAGTTGCAGACGGAGATTGTGTTTTAAGTACACTGGGTGCTACCAACCAAGGTAAACAGTATTGGTTAGATGGTACTACTTGGCGTACTGCACAACAAAAGACTACTATTAATCAAGATCCATTATTTGATATTTTTGATCCAGATCATGTTAGTTTTAGTGACCAAACAAAGTATCCTAGTAGTAATTTTGTTGGCAACAAACTTTTTAGTTACAAAAGAAATGGCAATGCTGCACCTGATGCAATTTTAAATTTTGGTTTAACCTATAAAAATTTTAGCACACTAGGTGATATTGTTTTTGATAATAATTTTGATACTGATAAGTTTCAATACACAAAAAACACAGGCAACGTAAATGTAATTTTAAGAAGTGGTCACGTTCATCAGTTTGACGCTCAAGGTGCCAGATCTTTATATAATGGTTGGACAAAAGTTCTTGAACAAAGTGTACAATATCAGGTAGTATCATATGATGTTACAGCCAATGAATTATATAGTTTTGAAATAGGTGCAAGTGTAGATACAACTAAAACTATTCAACCTTTACGTGTATTTGTAAATGGAAAATTTATTGCACCAAGCAAATATACACACTTAGTACAAAGCGAAAGAGAATATGTTGTTTTTACAAATAAACTTGCAGTTGATGATGTAGTTACTATTAAATTTTTTAGTAATACAAAAGCATCAAATAGCTTTTATGAAGTTCCTAGTAATTTAGAAAACAACTCCAGTAATGCAACTTTTCCTACACTTACACTAGGACAGATGCGTAACCATGTCACAACTTTTAGTACATTTATCCAAGATTTATCGGGTGTTGCTCCGGGTAATAGTAATATAAGAGATAAAAACTTTAGAGGTTACCCTGGAGATATATTACAACATAGTGCAGGACTAATAACACCAATATATGCACTTACAAACAACGAAGCAAATGTAATAAAAAGTATAAACTATGTCAAGAACGAATACACAAAATTTAAAAATAGTTTTATAGACAATATAAACAAACTAGATTTAGATTTGACAAATCCTAGTAAGTGTGTTGATGACATTATAACACATATGGTAGGCAAGAAAACTAGTGCATTTCCATTCTATTACAGTGACATGCTTCCATGGGGTTCGCAAAAAAGTCAAGTAGTATACACAATTGATGATTCTACTGAGGTTGAATTTGAGTTTACAACACAGTTTGATTTGACAAGTATATCTAACAGAGGTGTTCTTGTTTATAAAAATACCACACTCTTAGTAGAAGGCAAAGATTATACATTTGACACAGTAGAAGCAAAAGTTTTACTTACAACTAATAATCTAGGTACAAGCAACATTGGTTTAGCAGTAAATGATACAATTACTATTGTAGAATATTCAAACAATGAAGGAAGTTTTTGTCCTCCTACTCCTAGTAAACTTGGATTATATTATAAATTTGAGCCTTACAAGTATACAGACAATACTTATACAACTGCAAAAACAGTAGTACAAGGACATGATGGTAGTACCTGGATAGGATATAATGATATAAGAGACGATATTGTTTTAGAGTTTGAAAAGCGTGTCTACAATAATATAAAAACACAATACAAGACAAATCTGTTTGATTTTTCAGAAGTAAAACCAGGATATTTTAGAAGCTCATTAACAAATCTTAATGAATCTAATAACATAATTAGAAGTTACTTTGGCGAATGGGCTTTAAAAAATAAAGTAAGGCTACAAGAAAATACAATAACAGATAACACAAATTTATTTACATGGAACTATACGACTAGTGTAAACACACTAAACAGAGAACGTATACCTGGATATTGGAGAGGTATATATAGATGGTTCTATGACACTGATACACCGCATACTACACCTTGGGAAATGCTAGGACTTAGTGTTAAACCTATGTGGTGGGACGATAGATATGGCGAAGCACCTTATACTAGTGGTAACACAGTATTATGGGAAGACTTGCGTGATGGAAAACTTTACAGTGATGCTACAGGAACTACGTTTACGACTGTAACAAACAGAAAACGTCCTGACTTATTAACTATTATTCCAGTTGATCCACAAGGAAATTTAAGAGCACCTGGCGAGTTCTTAACTGAAGGCACAGTAGTTACAAACAACAATGAGCCTTGGGCATTTAGTGATGGCAGTCCTGCAGAAACTGCTTGGGTTAGAAGTAGTGAGTATCCTTTTGTAATGCAAATACTAGCTGCCAATTTAAGACCTGCAAAGTACGGTGCATTAATGTTTGATACAAACTTATTAGAATATAATGCAGTATATGATCAAATACTACAAACAGGAAAAAGTTATAGACCTGCACTAAATGATTTACAAATGCACGGTACACTACTTACTGATGGTACTGTACAAAAAGCAGAAGGTTATAACCAATTCATAAGTGAATATATCACAAGTACAGGGTTTAGTATAAATGATACTATTACAAATTTTAAAAACTTAGAACTAAATCTTTGTTATGGTATAGCAGGATTCACTGATAAAAAATATTTAAAAGTAGTAGCAGAAAGTGTTACACCAAGTAGCGAAAGTGAAAATATTTTTATTCCAGATGAAAATTTAAACATCTTTCTTAAGAAGAGTTTACCATTAGAACGTATTTTGTATAGTGGCGTTCAGATTATTAAAAGAACAAATGGTTATGAATTACAAGGTTATGATACAGAAAATCCATTTTTCAAAATTATCCCTAGTGAACGGACTACAAATCCTTACGAACATACTGTAGGACAAAATACATATTTTGAGTTTCAACAGTATGAAAACGTGATTGCTAATATTCCATATGGCACAGTAATCACAACAAAACAACAAGTATTTGACTTTTTAGTAAGTTATCAGAGATATCTTTTAAGTAAAGGATTTGTTTTTGATGGAATCACATCTAGAGGTGATAAAAATGATTTTGTTACAGGTGGTAAAGAATTTGCTTTTTGGACAGATCAAAATTGGGAAACAAATAGTGTTATAGTTTTGAGTCCATTTAGTGAAGGTCTTAAATTAAATAGAGCTCTTGCTACGGTAGATGATATTACAGTAAATGGAAGTCCTAAAGATGCTAATGGAAGTATTATAAATCCAAAATTTTATGATGTTACACGTATTGATAATTTTGTAGAAATAATTTTAGACAAAGAAAATACACAACTTTATAGTGTACAACTTGATCCAATTCAATATGAACATGCCATAGTTTTAGATAATCAAACTATTTTCAACGATGTTATTTTCCAACCAGAACTAGGAAATAGACATGATAGATTAAAACTTATTGGTTCTAAAAGTGGAGACTGGAATGGAACACTACACGCTCCTGGCTTCTTTTTAAATGAAGATAAAATCAACATTTGGCAATCATACGTAGATTATAAAAAAGGTGATTTAGTAAGTTTTCAAAATAAAACATATTCTGCCAAGTATGAGATAACTGGGAGCAACATTTTTAACTTTGATGACTGGAATGTTGTTAACAATATGCAGACTGGCCTAATTAAAAACTTAACTAATAAAGCAAGTCAATTTAAAGAATTTTTTGAGATAGACGGACTTAATTTAGAAGATGGCGTTGATAAACTAGGTAAAGGCACAATAGGGTTCAATCAAAAGGATTATCTTGCAGGATTAGGTTTAGATGATGTGAGTCAGGTAAAGTTTTATCAAGGCATGATAAAACAAAAAGGTACCGGATCTGCAATTAACAAACTTATAGATGCTAAACTTACAAATTTAGATCAATCTATAGATTATTTTGAAGAATGGGCGTTTAGAGTTGGTGAATATGGAAGTATTGACAGCAACCAAGTAATAGAAGCAATTATTCCGGAAGAAAATGCAACGAATAATCCTGTAGTGATACATTATCATAATAACGGAGAATTAAGTACTCTTACAGATGATGATCATTACCATATTCAACAAAAAGATTTATATAAAACACCTAACAATTATACCAGTGATGTTTTCCCAATCAGAGATTCAAATACTGATACTAAAAATGATTTAGATACTGCAGGATATGCAAGACTAGATGATGTGGATTACACTGCATTTACTGCAGATGAATTAGTTGATTTATCAAATAATTTAGCAGTCATAGGAAAAGGCGACAAAATATGGACTGCAACTGATACAAATAATACATGGAGTATACGTAGAGTTGATGAAACTTTAAGTACAATTACTAGTGTACAAAGCACAGGCAATGGATATTTAATTTATACAACAGATACTAATCACGGATTAGTAAAAGATGACTTTGTAATTATTAGAGCTCAACAACCAATAGGAAAAGTTGCTAAGATATTTGAAGTATCTAGTCCAAATAGTTTTACAATTGCTGATACAACAACAGAAGCTGATATACAAAACGTTAGTATCCCAATGTTCAAACTTAGTAATGTAAGATTTACACAAGCAAGTGATTTAAGTTCATATACTCCTATAAATGGTTGGAATAATAAAGAAGTCGTATGGGTAGATAAGGATAAAGAAAATAAGTGGAGTGTATTACAAAATACTAGACCATGGACAACTACTGGTATTAAATCTACTGCAAGTGTTACTGCAAGTGATAATCTAGGAACAAGTATAACAATTAATGCACAAGGGACACTAGCAATTGCAGGAGCACCGGAACAAGATGCAGGTGCAATTATTCCATTTAGACGTGCAGAAAGTGGTGCACTAGTAGAAGGCAATATTAGAACAGATGCTACAATAGGTGATAGTTTAGATAGATTTGGAGAAGCAGTAGCGGCAGGCATAGATTATATTGCAGTCGGAGCACCAGAAACAGAAACTGGCACAGGAGCAGTATTCATTTATTTTGTAGATGTGGCAGGAGACTTAAATAGACGTCCTACTATTAGACCAAGTGGTTTGAGTAGTTCTGCTAATTTTGGTAAAAGTGTTGTAATGAGTGGCAATGGTAGATACTTATTTGTTGGTGCTCCTGGTGATAACACAATTTACGCATACACCTTAGTAACAATTCCTGAATCTAGTGTTGCTGTTGATACAATTACAAGTGATACAAGTGCAATATACTCTATTAATTTTACGCCTATAAGTCAAGAAACATTAAATGTAGTTGATCAAAACGGTAAAGTCTATCTTCCAAACAAAGATTTTACACTAAGTGGTCCAAGCCAGATTACGTTTACTGCAAATCCTGCGAATTTATTACAAATTGTTGTAAGACAACAAGACTACTTTGCACTAAGTGATACAATAACTCCTTTTGATAGTATGTCTGGGGACAACTATGGTTATTCTATTGATTGTGATTACAGTGGTAGAAATATTGTAGTAGGTGCTCCTAATGCTAGTGTTGCAGGAACAGACAGTGCAGTTATTGCAGATGCTGGTGAAGTTAGCGTTATTTCACAAGTTGTCCAACAGTTTGCTGGTGATGGAAGTACAAAAATATTTACTACTCAAGAGACATTACAAACAAAAATCTTTGTAGAAGTAGATGGAATACTACAAACAGAAACAGATAATGCAGACGTTCCTACAGACAATGATGGAAGTAGTGAAGGATTTTATCTAAGATCTAGCAATACAATTACATTCAAGTATTCACCAGCTTCAGGTGCTAAAATTGTTGTATACACTGGTACATATTTTGAAAAACAAAAAATAGATCAAAACGTAACAGGACAGACGCCGTCTACTGGAGAGCAATTTGGTTATAGTGTTGCTATTGATAGCAGAGGGACAATGATCGCTATTGGTAGTCCTGGTGAAGATGAAATAGATATAGATACAGGTAGTGTGTTTGTTTTTCAAGATAGTGGTAAAAACTACGGAACTGTCACAACAAATACACCTCATAATCAAACTTCAGGCGATACATTTTATATAGATAACAGATTGATTACTGTTACAAGTAGTGCAGATAATCCAAGTAATTTAGCAAGCGATATCAATCTTGCTAGTATTCCAGGTGTTACAGCAAGTGTCAACTCAAATGGTGCAATAGTCATAACATCTACTAATACAGAGGAATATAATAAACTTACAATTAATCCTGGTACAGGACAGATGTTTGCAAGAGATGATGTATTTGAAATATTTAAATTTACACAAAAAATAAATCATCCTCAAGGAGCATCAAACGAAAACTTTGGTAGAGCAGTAGCATTTGACAAGTACATCAATAATGTAACACTATTAGGCGGGACAAGAAACTTAGTTGCTAGTAGTGATAAGGCAAGTACACGACTAAGTGTCAGATTTGATGTTGAATCGAATTCAAATAAAGAAAATTATTTAGATGCTACTACCACATTTGATGCTGAAGGTACAACATTTACAGACAAGAGAACAGAAAGTGGAGCTGCATATCTATATGAATTGCTAGATGCTCACAGTGCTACTATTGATAATCCAGATAAGTTAGTATTTGGCCAACAGTTGACAACAACAAACGTTGCAACTGCTGATCAATTTGGATTCAGTGTAGCCTTTAATGATAATAGAATTTATGTAGGTAGTCCCCAAGACACAATAGTTAGAGGTTCTGTAACTTTAACTAACAGCGGAAGTGTATACGAATTTAACAATGATAACAGATTAAGTAGTTGGACTGCTATACGAAATGAAGACACTAGAATAGATGTAACACAAATTAATCGTGTTGCACTTTATAATAAAAATACAAAAGAAATAAGTGTATTTTTGGATTACATTGATCCAGTAAAAGGTAAAATTGCAGGTGTTGCAAATGCAGAATTAAGTTATGTTAGTAAAACAGATCCTGCAATGTACGCAAACAGTTTATGGAGTTACAAATACAAGCATAGACTATGGTGGGATACTAGCACAGTTCACTACTTAAATGCTGAACAAAGCGATTTAGATTATCGTAAAAATTATTGGGGAACAACTTTTCCAGGTAGTACAATAGATGTATATGAATGGATTGAAAGTAATGTACCGCCAAGTGAGTATACAGGCGAAGGCACAGTAAAAGATGTAAACTTATTTACTAGTGCTAATGTTTACAATAGTTCATCTGATAGCACACAACTTAGATATTATTTTTGGGTAAGTGGCAGAACAGATATCCCAACAGAAGCAGAATTTAGAACAATTAGTGCAGATAGTGTACGCAGTCTCATAGAAGATCCAAAAGCTCAAGGTTTGCCTTATGTTACATTTTTAGACAGAGATGCAGTTGCACTTTACAACTGTAAAGATTATTTTGCCGATCAAGATACTGTGTTTAGTGTAAACTATGATGTGGTTAAAAACGAAGGTGTACTACACAGCGAGTTTGAATTATTTGGTAAAGGAAACACAGATCAGGATATTCCAACTAGAATTTACAATAAGTTAGTTGATAGTTTAGCAGGAAGTGATAGTGTTGGTAATATTGTTCCAGATCCTTTTTTAAGTGAAGTAGAAAAATATGGTGTATTGACACAACCAAGGCAGAGTATGTTTGTTAATAGAGCTAGTGCATTAAAAGTTTTAGTAGAATATTGTAACAAAATATTTAAAACTGCTCCATTTGCAAAGAATTCAACAATGACAAAGTTATTGAGTAGCGAAAATATTCCTACAGTAAACAGTGGTGAATACAATAAAAGTGTAGATACACTAGCAGAAAGAGACTATTTAAACACTGCAATTCTTAGTACAGGTTATAAAGTTTTAGTATTAGAAGACGAAAGTAAAAGCGATTATTGGACAATATATTCACTAAATGCTGATAAAACTTGGTTGTTAGTGAACATACAAGGATATAACACTGCTGACTATTGGTCTTATGCTACTTACTATGCAACAGGTTACGATAGTACTACAGTTCCTAATTTTCAAGTACCAACAGAAGCAGACTTACAAACTTTGACTACTGCAGTAGAAGGTGATGTAGCAAAAGTGGTAAGTAATGACTCTGGTGATATGAGTATGTTTGCGTTAGATAACAACGGAACATGGAATGAAGTTATTACAGAAAAAGGAACAATACAGTTTAATGCTAGTCTTTATTCATTTGCCACATTAAATTCAAACTTTCAAGCAACTGGTTTTGATAATGATGGATTTGATTTTGGAAGTTTTGATAAAGTACCTACACAAGAAATTAGACAAATTTTTGATGCACTTACAAATGATATATTTGTAGACACTTATAAAATTAACATGAATGAATTGTTTTTTAGGTTAATGGAATATGCATTAAATGAAACATCATTTACTAATGACTGGATTTTTAAAAGTAGTTTTATTAGTGTGGCACATAAATTACGCAGTTTAGATCAATACAATACATTTAAGTATGATAACACTACTTTTATTGAAAATTTTATAGAAGAAGTAAAACCTTATAAAACTAAAATAAGAGAGTATATAAGCAAATATGATAAAGTAGATCAATTTGACGGAGATACAACAGACTTTGATTTACATCCATTTTACGATAGTGAACTAAGTTTTTTCCGTAGTCCAAGTGGAGATTATAGCGGAGACGAAGTACTTCAGACTCAAGGACTTAACAAACCTTGGAGCGAGAATTACGGCTATAGATTAGATAGTATTAGTATTGTAAATGCAGGATCAGGTTATCTTACAGATCCTACAGTAACCATTAGTGCCCCTCAACTAGCAGGAGGTGTACAAGCAACTGCCACTGCTACAACAAATGGTGATATAATCACAAGTATTACAATGGCAAATAAAGGAAGTGGGTATACTTCTGAACCAACTGTTACAATAACAGGCAGTGGTACAGGTATACTAGTAAGTCCTAGACTTGTTAATAATACTGTAAGAAGTTTTGATACTACAATTAAGTTTGATAGAATAACTTATTCTAGTGATATTAAAGACTGGACAGCAAATACTGCTTATACAACAGGTGATATTGTAGCATATCAGAACACTACAACACAAACACAAGAAGTTTATACTGTTACTGCAGATTTTACAAGTGGTACAACTTTTAGTGTTGAAGACGCTAGTGGCACAACTGTACTTACAGTAAAAGCAGACGAAGATTTCACAAATACTGCAGACAGAATACACGCTTACTATTATCCTTCATCAGGTATGATAGGAGATGATTTAGAATTACTGCAAAAAGGCACAGGCTATTTAGGAACTAAAGTAACAGGCCCAGGATTTGACCAAAACCCTGGCTTTGATAGTAGTAATTTTGATGTGATAGGTTTTGATAACTTTGAGATTGATGAAGAAGGACTGGCAGTTCTTGCTGGTGTTGATACAGTTTTTAGAGGAACTGAGTTTGCAGATGACGCAATTGGTAGTGAATACATAGTAAGGGGATATGTTGCTGATGGATACACAAGTCGAGTAAGTTTAGGTTTAGACCCTGAAAGTATAATTGTAGACGGAGCAGGGTTTGTTGATACTTATAACAGTCATGCACCTGAAGAACTGATACCAGGTAGAGTATATGATACACTAGATATGGAAGTTTATACGCATCCAAGTCATGATTATGAAGTAGATGGAGGGTCTCCACAGATACAACATACTTCTTATAGTAACTTGCTTGATAGTTTTTCTGAAGGATTCGTTGAACCTGGATATGTTGAAGGTGATTATGTCTCACTTACCGGCACTACAATTAGTCAACGTGATTTTCAATATGGAGATCCTACGAAAAGTTCTGAGGATTATGAGTACTTAATTGTATACCAAAATGACTTGAGAATATACAATTTTACTACAAATTACACAGATAAAACTGTTACTTTAACTGATCCTATATTAGCTACAGATTCTATTCATATCTATGCATATAGTCAAGTTGGTGAAAAATTAATTGGTGAGTATACAGAAATAGGCGACGGAAGTAGTGTAAATTTCCTTTTAGGAAATACACCAGCACAAACAAAACAAACACTGGTATTTGTAGATGGCGTAGAGACTAGTGTAACAGTAAGTGAACAGGATGATAGGACGCTTATTGTTTTTAGTTCTCCTCCAAGAAACGGAGCTCATATACATGCGTTTGTGTATAGCCAAGAAACAGATAGAGATGCACCAACAAGAATAGCATTACAAACTACAACACTAACTTCAGGTACATTCATATATGCATTAGATAATACAGTAAATTATGCACAACCTTTTAGTGCAAATACAGTAGTAGAAATAGATAATGTAAGGCTGCGTCCTGCAAACTCTGCATACTATACAGGTGATGGAGCAACAACACAATATAATATTGCGGGCACTGCAGGTGAATCTACAATTGGAAATATAAATGATATAGGTGTTACAGTTATTTCAAAGTCTACAGGACAAGCACTAAATGGTGTAAGAGATATAGATTTTACTGTAGCCACAGGAGTAAATTTCATAACACTTACTACTGCACCTGCTGACGGTGATACAATAATTGTGTATAACAATGCAGATGCAGAGTATATAATTAGTGCGTCCGGTGAAGAAATTGTAATTAATAGCTCAGTAAGTTTTACAAGTAGTAGTGTAATGCGTGTCAATACTTTTGCAAATCACGATCCTTTACGTATACAAACTAAGGTATACGAAGGAGACCCTGGTGGAGGTAGATATCAATTTGATAGAACTATTACTGATACTGCTTATCTTTGGGTAACTTTAGATGGACTTAGAATTCATCCAGGAGAATTTAGTGTTGAAAATAATGAAATAGTAATGAGTGAAGTCATTAGTGATACTTTGACTGCTAGTAGTTTAATAGTTGCTACTCATATAACTGAAAATACAATGGGTCCTAGTACAGGTTTTAGAATATTCCAAGACATGAACGGAAACATAGAATATTTAAGATTGTGTAAAGATAACACTACTACTACAGTTTTGCCTGCTCTACCTACAGATACGAAGATATATGTGAACGATGCAAGTGTCCTTCCGTATATAGAACCAACAAGTGAATACCCAGGTGTAGTGTTTATTGGCGGCGAAAGAATAACTTATTGGGAAGTAAATTTAGAGGAAAATTATATTACAGGATTACGTAGAGCAACAAACGGTACTGCTATGGTACAACGTATGACAGAAGGCTTTTTAGTAGTTGATGGAGGAAAAGATCAACTATTGCCTGCTACAAATACGCATACAAATACTTGGTATAATGCAGGTTCAGGTACTGCAGCAGACGGTTTAGGATTACAACAATCTACTACTACAAATGCAAACTTTTTAAATGCTTGCCAGGCAGAAATTCCTAATTTTAGAGCAGAATTGAATGCCGGTGAATATATGGTTGACGACTATGTAGTTGATGACTACGTAGAAGTAAGACAATAATGTGTTGATAAATACTCTTATACGCATTGATATACTAAGGATGAGGATAAAATGGCAATAACACTTAGAGGAAATAAAAGTCAAGCACTGACATTTAATGAAATGGACGGTAACTTTACTGACTTGGATGGAAGAGCTACAACGCTTGAAGGTAGTACTGTACAAACAGTTAATGGATTAAGTCCTACAAGTAATGCAATAACAATAACCACTGCAAACATTACTGAAAATACAAACTTATATTATACTGATGCAAGAGCCAGAGCTAGTATAAGTGTTGTTGATAGTGGAGGTGATGGTAGCATAGGTTACAACAGCAGTACAGGGGCAATAACTTATACTGGACCAAGTGCTTCTGAAGTAAGAGCTCACTTTAGTGCAGGTGAAGGCATTGATATATCCTCCGGTACAATATCTGGTGAAGATGCATCCTCATCAAATAAAGGCATAGCATCCTTCTCTGGATCGGAATTTACAGTGACATCAGGTGATGTTGCAATTAATGACGCAACAACCTCTGCTAAAGGTATTGCTTCATTTAGTAGTGATCATTTTGACGTATCATCAGGTGCAGTTACAATTAAAGCAGACAGTATTGATGATACTCATATAGACTTTGGTACAGGCACAAATCAAGTTAGTACTGCAGATATTCCTGAAGAAACTAATTTATATTATACAAATGCACGTGCCGATTCACGTATTTCTTCTGCAAGTGTTGGGGATTTAAGTGACGTTGATATAACAACTTCAGCACCAAGTGCAAATGATGTATTAACATGGAACGCAGTGGATGGTGAATTTCAGCCAGCTGCAGCACCTGGTGCGGCAGGTGGTGAAGCAAACACTGGTAGTAATGTAGGTACAGGAAGTGGATTATTCAAAACTAAAGTAGGTTCTGATTTACAATTCAAAAGTATAATTGGTACAGATCCAATTGTTGCAACATCAAATACAAACGATGTAACTTTAACTTGGGATCCTGCAGCAGATCTTGATATTAATTCAAATAAATTAAGAAACGTCACAGATCCAACAAGTGCTCAAGATGCTGCAACTAAAGCATATGTAGATAGTCAAGTAAGTTCAGTCAGTACAACTGCAATTAGTCAAGGTAACAGTGATGTTACTGTAACAGACAGTGGAACTGGACAGGTAGTTACTACTATTGATGGTACTGCAGAATTAACAATAGTAAGTGCAAGTGCAACATTTGGTGGTAACATAATTATACCAGATGCAGGCAATATTGGTAGTGCAAGTGATACAGATGCTATAGCAATTGCATCTGATGGAAATGTGACATTCAGTCAAGATGTAACTGTGACTGGTGATTTAACTGTAAATGGAGACACAACAACTGTCAGTACTACTAATATGGTAGTAAGTGATAACTTAATTGAACTTAATAATGGTGCATCAAGTAACGCAAACGATAGTGGTATTGTTATTGAAAGAGGAAGTACAGGCGATAATGCATTTATAGGTTGGGATGAATCATCTGATAAATTTATAGTAGGTACAACTACTGCTACAGGTGCAAGTACAGGTACTCTTGCAATTACAACAGGAACACTAGTAGCAAACGTTGAAGGCAATGTCACTGGTGACGTAACTGGTGATGTAACTGGAAATGCTGATACTGCTACAAGTGCAGCAACTCTTACTACAGCCAGAGCAATTGCACTAAGTGGTGATGTTGTAGGAACTGCAAACTTTGATGGTAGTGCAGGAATAAGTATTTCTACTACAATCCAGGCTAATAGTGTTGCATTGGGTACAGATACAACTGGTAGCTATGTAGAATCATTAGTTGCTGGTGCATTAATTGATTTACAAAATAACACTGGTGAGGGAGCTACTCCTACTATTGATGTTGACTTGTCGGAACTTACAGACGGTACAGAAGATATCATAGGGTCACAAGACGAATTAGTTTATCTGGATAATGGAAGTCAAAAACGTAAACTTATTTCAGAAATATCAATTGGTGAATTTACAACTGCAAATCAAATTGCATTAGGGACTGATACAACCGGAAACTATGTTGCCGCAGGTGCTACAAGCGGTAGTGGTATTAGCGGTAGTGTAAGTAGTGAAGGTGGAACATTTACAGTTACATCAAACGCAACTAATGCAAATACCGGTTCAACTATTGTATTCCGTGACGGTAGTGGAAATTTTAGTGCAGGTACTATTACTGCTAATTTAACAGGTAACGTTACAGGAGACGTAACAGGTGATCTTACTGGCAATGCTGATACTGCTACAACTGCTACATCTGCAACAAGTGCAACGTCTGCAACAAGTGCAACTACTGCAACTACTGCTACTAATGTTACAACAACAGATAATACTGCAAACAATGAAACAGTATACATTACATTTGTAGATGGAACAAGTGGCGGACAAGGTATCGAAGTTGATAGTACAGGATTAACATACAATCCAAGTACAAACACATTAACAACAAGTGTTTTTAGTGGAGAAGCAACTGCAGCACAATACGCTGACTTGGCAGAAAAATACACAACTGATGAAACATATTTACCAGGAACAGTAATGGCAGTAGGTGGTGATGCAGAAACAACTGCAGCAAGTGCAAGTTCACAATACATAGCAGGTGTTATATCAACAGATCCTGCGTATTTAATGAATAGTGGCTCAGATGGACAAGCAATTGCACTAGTTGGTCGTGTACCGGTTAGAGTAGTTGGTAGTGTAACAAAAGGACAAGCAGTATTTGCAACAGATAATGGTGTAGCAAGTACAGATGGTACAGGCCCAATCGTTGGAATTGCATTAGAAACAAATAGCAATTCAGACGAAAAGAGTGTAGAATGTATGCTTAAGGTGTAATAATGAAAGATAACGATATGGAAAAAACGGATATTGAACAACCTCAAGCACCAGAAAGTGCAATTAAAGATACTAGCGGTGTAATGATGGAAGGACACATTCGTATTTTTGATCCTGAAACAGGTGAAGATTACGTTAATAAAAGAAATGCTATACACTATGAAAATATGAGCGAAGCACTTGCATTAAGTATAGCAAACAAAACAACAGGTTTTATACATGAAATGAGTTTTGGTAATGGTGGCACTAGTGTAGATCCTACAGGTGTTATTACGTATCTACCAGCAAATAGCAGTGGTAGTAATGCAAACTTATACAACCAAACATATTACAAAGTAGTAGATGATAATAGTAGTTTGAATACAGATACTGCTAGAAATAAACTTACAATTAGTCATACAACAGGACAAATTTACACTGATATAGTTGTAAGTTGTTTGCTTGATTACGGTGAACCTAATAGTCAAGCGGCGTTTGATAACACAAGTAATTTTAATGATACATATACATTTGATGAGCTTGGTTTAAGAAGTTGGACAGGTACAGTGAACACAGGTAAACTGTTAACCCATGTTGTTTTTCATCCTGTACAAAAAAGTTTGAATAGACTTATACAAATAGATTATACAGTTAGAATACAAACATTGACTAATCTTAGTAGTATATAATATACTATGTTAATTTAGTTGATAAATATTACTAACGAATAGCGGAGCAACTTAAAGATGGCTTATACAGTTAATAAAACCAATGGCACAATCCTTGCTACAGTAGCAGATGGTACAATTGATACAACAACTGATCTTACACTAATAGGTAAGAACTATGCAGGATACGGTGAATTTTTTAATGAAAATTTGGTAAAATTATTAGAAAATTTTGCAAATACTAGTGCACCTAGTAGTCCAATTGCTGGTCAAATGTGGTGGGATAGTACAAACAGTTTATTAAAAGTTTACACAGGTACTGCTTTTAAAACAGTAAGTAGTAGTACTTCAAGTGCAAGTACACCTACTACAAATGTTACTGGTGATTTATGGTGGGACACAACTAACGGACAGTTAAAGGTTTACAACGGAACAAGTTTTACAACTATTGGCCCAAGTTTTACAAGTGGCACAGGAACTTCAGGTGCTATTGTTGAAACAGTAACTGACAGTGGTGCAACAGATCACGTAGTAGTAAAAATATACACAAACAATACAGTGGTAGCAACAGTATCAAAAGATGCTACATTTACTCCGCAATCAGCTCTTTCAGGATTTGCAACAATTAAACCAGGTGTTCAACTTTCAACTGCAGTTTCAAATGCAAAATTCCAAGGTACTGCAACAGATTCAGACCAACTAGGTGGTATTGCTGCAGCAAACTTTTTACGTAGTGATGCAAGTGATAGTACAAGTGGCGTACTTAGTGTACTTAATGATACAGGAATTGTTGTTGGTGTTGACAGTGACTTTACGGTAGGTGTTAGCGGAAGTGACATTAGTTTAAGTAATGCAACAAGTGATGGTGATATACTAATTAAAGTGAATGATGGCGGCGTTGTTTCAACTGCTATGACATTTGACGGTGCTACAAACCGTGTAAGTGTTGCAGGAGCACCAACCGATAGTTTACATATTGCAACAAAAGCATATGTTGATGCTACAGTATCAGGTGCAGGAGCACTAGCAACCACAGGTGGTACAATGACAGGTGATATACTTGTAAGTGGCACAGTAAACTTTGGTAGTAGCGGAAATAGAGTTAGTACAGTATTTGCAACAACATTTAATGGAACTGCTACTGCAGCTGAATATGCTGACTTGGCAGAAAATTTTGTACCAGACAACAATTATGCACCAGGCACAGTAGTTGCACTAGGTGGTGTAGAAGAAATTACTGCAGTAAATGAAGAATTATCAGATAAAGTGTTTGGTGTTGTAAGTAGTCAACCAGCATATTTAATGAATAGTGCTCAACAAGGCGGTGCACCAGTTGCGGTAGCCGGAAGAGTGCCTGTAAGAGTTACAGGAAGAATAAATAAAGGTGATAGACTTGTTAGTGCTGGTAACGGACTTGCAAGAGCAGCAAATACAGAAGAATCAATAAATGCTTTTAATGTAATTGGTAGAGCAATTCAAACTAAAAATACACTAGAAGAAGGCACAGTGGAAGCCTTTGTTACCATTAATTAACGGAGAAATTTAAATGGCTTACACCTCAGGTGATACAATACTAGACAATCATTATAATGATTTTGCAACTTCAGTAAATGCAATATGGGGTTCAGGATCAGGCGATAAAGGATATGGACAAACTAATACAGTAAGTAGTGTTAGTGCAGGTACAACTGTAACAGCTTCGCAATGGACAACATTACTAGCAAGAATTACTAGTGCTGCAAACCATCAAAGCTCAAGTATTACTAGTATTAGTAATCCTAGTGCAGGTGATACAATTAGTGCATATGCTGCTTTATCAGGAAATATTAGTACAATTACAACTAACAGATTAAATGTACATGCAAGAGATTCAATTTCAGAATCAAGTTGTAGTACAACAACTACACTTACTGGTACAATTGAACAACGTGGTACATGGGCTTGGGGAAGTGAAGCACAAGCAAGATACTTTTTTAATGCTGGCGGAAGACTACGTGTACGTTGGGATTTAACTGGACACACTAGTGACAGTAAAGCAAATGAATGGAATAACTTAGCAGCAGCTTGTGGTAACTTTTATATCTATGCACAAAGTTCAGGTAAGTCAGGTGGTAGTGGAAGTGCTAGTACAAATAATGGAAATGCAGGTTGGCACGATATGACAGGTTCTTATGTAACTTATTTTCAACAATATGAAGATACAGGACCATACACTGCAAGTAACATTCAACTAGAATATTATAAAACAGGCGGTAGTGTACTATTTAGAAGTAAATGGAACGATGCCGCTGCAGACCAAACTAGTTATAACAAAAACATTTATAACGTACTAGACCAAGTTGATGGCACAAAACTCACCTATTTTGGACACGAAGAGCCAACAACAACTTACATTTCAGATACATGGGGCAATGGTCCTTCACAAACTGTTAACGCTAACGGTTAATTGTAAAACAAAATTTTTATACTTGACAGGCGCTACGGCGCCTGTTATAATATCAGCATGACAAATCAAGAAGAATATGCTCGTGAAAGATTCGAGCTCAATAGACAAAAACAAACACTAAAAGAACAACAACAACAAAGATTGACTGTGCCTTATAATGGAGGACTGTTCAAAGTTGATATGACACTGCTAAACTATTTGTACATGAAGTGTGCAAATGCAGGATTATTTCAATCCAGCAGAGAGGATATACTAACTGACAGTTACGATACACCTATAAAAATAGATGTGCAAGAATTATTAGTACTAGCAGACCAACGTTGGAAAGAAGTTCATAATGATTGGTACAATCAATACCAAGAACTTAAAACAAAACGCAAAGCAGGTGACGTTGAAGTCTAAAGGTGTACTGTTATTATACAGTGAGAATAGTAAGTTAGATTATGAACGTCTGGCTGAACTTGCAGCACGACTAGCAGAGCATTATTTAGGTGTTCCTAGTACTATTGTAAAACTAGATGTTGTCCAAGAAAATATTCGTACATTTAGATATGAAGATGGCGTTGAAACTATAGCATGGAATAACATAGGACGTTATGATGCTTTTAATTTAAGTCCATATGATGAAACCATTCTTATTGATACCGACTATTTCATTCAAAATGATAACCTAGCAAACTATTTTGAAACCGATCAAGACTTTTTATGTCATAATAGTAGTTATGATGTAACAGGAAATGAGATATTTAGACACAACCGTTTTTTAGAAAGTGGTGGTAATGGATTTGAAATGCGTTGGGCCACAGTAGTATATTTTAAGAAGAGCAAACATGCAAAACAGATCTTTGATACTTGGAGGACTGTTTACGAAAATTATGAATATTATGGTAAATTGTTAGGATTTAGACGTACGCCTTTTCGAAATGATTTTGCATTAAGTATTGCTCACAATATTTGTAATGGATATGCAAATACAAACACATTTGTACACAACTTGCCTGCAATAAGCACAACAGACAGTGTAATAGACTATGGAAATAATAATTGGTTAATCAAATATAATATTAGAAATAGTAAAAACATAATGCGTTATAAGGGTGATTTACATGTTATGAATAAAAAATGTATTTTACAAACTGACGTATACGATAAACTATGGAATAGTATATGAGAGAAAAGAAATACAACCAAGGATATTTAACTTTTGCTCAAGGCAAACAATATCTAAATTGTGCCTACTTGCTTGCTCTTAGTGTTAAAACTTATTGTAAAATTAATAAGTTTGCAGTTGTTGTAGACGAAAATACTCCTGTGCCAGAACATATGACTAGAGTTTTTGATGAAGTTATTACAATACCTACTATGGAACCTTTTGCAAATGAGTGCCTAGCATGGGAACTTACACCATTTAAAGAAACATTTAAGGTTGAGAGTGATATGCTTATTACAAGTAGTATAGATCACTGGTGGTCAGGGGTTAGACTCAAAAATATTTGTTTTACTACACAAGTTTGTAACTATAGAGGTGAGTTTGCAGATGATAGTAACTATAGAAAAATGTGGCAAGAAAACAATATGCTCAATGTTTATAATGGCTTTATGTATTTTAGGCATTGTGTAGAAACAAAGAAGTTTTTTGACGATTGCAAAACTGTATTAAATACATTTAATATATACAAATCGAGTATTTTGAAAAATTGCAGACACGAGTACGCAGATACAGATGTGTTTATGAGCATAGTTGCTACTGAAACTGGTAGCGAAGATTTTTATGTGCCGACACTAGACTATCCGACATTCACACATATGAAACGTTATATAAATCGATTTGGTACAGATGATTGGCGTGATGCGTGTAGTTGGGCATTAACAGATGATAAAATATTTTTAGTAAATGGATATGCCCAAACACGCCCTTTCCATTATTATCACAAAGACTTTTGCACAGAGGAGTTAACCAAAAGATATGAGCAGTTCGTTCTTTGAAGCACAACATGTATTCGAGTCTGCACCACCTCCAGAAATACGTTTGTATTATAATCAAGAAGGTGTTATACTTGATAAAAAATATGTAAAAAAGGATTTATCCGAAAACAAAACTTACATTGTAATTACACAAGAACAGTATGATGCAATCAATTTTGAAAGACATCGTGTAATAGATAAAGAATTAGTTTGGATAACGCCTAAAAAAACAAACTGGTTTTTAAAACAGGAAGAATTAGCAAGGAATCCTTATGTCAAAGATTGATGTAGCAGATTTAGATTGTATATATCTAAGTTATGATGAACCTAAAAAAGAAGAGTTCTGGGCTAAGATACAAAACATGGTACCCTGGGCAAAACGTGTTGACGGCGTTAAAGGATCTGATGCTGCACACAAAGCAGCAGCCAGTGCTAGTGATACTGAGCGTTTTGTACTAATAGATGGCGACAATATGCCTTATCCAGAATTTTTCGATATAACTTTAGATATAAAACCTGAACATGAAGACTGTGTATTTCGTTGGAAAGCAGTGAACGCAGTCAACGGACTTATGTATGGTAACGGAGGTATAAGTTGTTGGACACGTGAGTTTGTAAACAACATGCAGACACATGAAAATAGCAATGGAGCAGATGAAAACGAAGTAGAGTTTTGTTATGATCCAAAATATTTGGCTATGAATAATGTTTATAGCACCACGCATCCTAATGGTGATGAGTTCCACGCATGGAGAGCAGGATTTAGAGAAGGTGTAAAGATGTGTTTGAAGAAAGGCACAAAGCCTAGTCTGTTAGAATTTAACGAAATGGTTCATCGCAGTAACTTTGATAGACTAAGCATATGGCACAACATAGGTGCTGACGCAGAATATGGTGATAGTTGTATAGCAGGTGCTAGATATGGTACTTACAGGACAATGCTTACTGAATGGGATTACACAGAAGTACAAGACTTTTACCATTTAGGCGAAATATACAGTGAATGGAAGACTGTTGATCAAACAAACATAAACAAGTTATTACAAACACGTTTAGGATTACACATAAGTGAGTTTACAAGTGAACAGAGTAAATTTTTTAAAAAACACTACTACAATACCTATACAAAATCAGATCCTATGACATTAGAAATAGATATGCTAAGAAAGTCTGAAGGATGGTAACAATAGATATTACGCCTTACTGTGGAGCATCTAGGAATTGGAATACTGAAATATTAGCCTGTAAGATTGCTCAAAACTCTAATGAAAAAATTATATTAGACCTCAAACATGAGGGTTGGGATATAGTTGAAAATGGTATAGAACAAAAGGTAAAGATTATTTGTGATGAATTAAAAATACCTTACACACAAATAGAATTTAGAAGTAGTGATAGACTATGCAAAGCAAAAACATTCAAACATAAAAATACTATCGAACTTTTAAACTTTTTTGCAAGACTTTTTCAACAAGATATTCAAATAGTTTTGCCTAATAAGTTTCAATATGGATTATTCTGTGGTCGTGCAAGCAATGAAAGGTTATATGCCTTTTATCATCACAAAAATTGGAAGTATTCGAATAAAGGCAAAGCAAGTATGCATTTAGATGTTAATGATGTGCCGGAAGTTACTAGTGATTATGCAGAATTTATCATTGAGTATAACAAAAAATGGAAAGAACTATGTAAAATACTACCATATAGCGATGTATCTCATTACATGAAACCTCCATTGCGTAGACAATCTGAAGACAAAAATCTATGGAATAACATTTATAAAGACATAGCAATAGAAATTGTTTGTGAAACAAATACAACTCCAGATACTTTTTTCATGACTGAAAAAATTATACGTCCTATTGCATATGGAAAACTTTTTTTAGTAATAGGCAGTCCTAACTTTGAATTAAATTTAAAACATATTGGCTTTGACATTTTTGATGATATTATTGACAAAAATTATGATAAAGAAAGTAGTTACATGAGAGTAGATAATGTTTTTCAAAGTTTAGAAAAGTTTTTAAGTAATCCAATAGATATAGAAGCATTACTGCCACGACTAGAAGCAAACAAAAAAGTTTTAAATAAATTACCAGTGACAATGGCTGGAAACAAGATAGCAAAACTATTAGGACTTGATAATGAGTGATTACTATCAAGATGCACTTGTTGCAAAAGATAAATTAGCAAATATAAGTGATAGTTTCTGTTTGGCTAAATGGAAACAAGTAAGTCTGCATCTTACTACTGGACATACTAATAGTTGTTATCATCCTCCTTTACATAAAATTCCAATTGCACCACTCTGGGATAATCCTAGTGCATTACATAATACAGAACACAAAAAACAAAGTCGCCGTGAAATGATGCAAGGCGTAAAATGTACAGATTGTAATTATTGTTGGAATATAGAAGCACAAGGTAACATAAGTGATAGGCATTATCGTAGTGGTGAGCCTTGGGCAATGGATAGTTTTGATGAAATAGTTGCTAATCCAGATGCAGATATAAATCCTAGTTATGTAGAAGTTAATTTTAATAATGTTTGTAATCTTGCATGTAGTTATTGTTCACCACAATTTAGTAGTACATGGACAAAAGAAACTAATTCACTAGGTGCATGGCCCACTACTACACCTCATAATGCTCCAGAACACTTTACAGGTGAACGCAGAGCAATACCTAACAGAGAAGAAAATCCATACAGAGAAGCATTTTGGCGTTGGTGGCCTGACCTATATAAAGATTTAAAACATTTTCGTATGACAGGAGGCGAACCTACTATGGATCCAAACACTTACCGTGTGTTTGACTATGTGCTTGAGAATCCCAAAACAGATCTTCATCTAAATACTACAAGTAATTTTAGCGTTGAAGAAAAGATATGGCAAAAGTACAAGTCGTATGTTCAGCGACTATGTCAAGGTCAACAAATAGAGCATTTTATGCAATTTGTCAGTCTCGATACTTGGGGTTCTCAAGCAGAATACATTAGACATGGTTTAAACTTTGACCTTGCGATAAATAGATGTGAAGAGTTTGTTAGAGATGTACCATATAGAAGCAGTCTAACATTCATCATCACAATGAACAACCTTAGTATTCTTTCATTAAAAAAACTTTTAGAGTATATAGTATACTTGCGTAAAACATATACAGATACGTATCAACGTATTTGGTTCGATACACCGCTTTTGTATACACCAGAATGGCAAAGTTTACAAATACTTCCTAAAGAATTTAGTATTTTAATGGATGATATAGTGAAGTATATGGAAGATAACTTAGATGAAATGCATGGATTTAAAGATTACGAAGTTCTTAAGATGAAGAGAGATAGAGATTGGATGTTAGCAGGTACAGAAAATGTAGAACGTAAAAGAGGTGACTTTTTTAAGTTTTTTAGCGAACATGATCGTCGCAGAGGAACAAACTTTTTAGAAACATTTCCTGAGATGGCAACTTTTTGGCAACAGTGCGAGTATTGGAGTAGTAAATGAATAGAATAAAAAAACTTAATCCTTCTATAAATCCTATTACGTTTAAGGACGGAAGAGGCATTATACAGACTTACCTGCCAGAAACAGATACAATAAAAGAATGGAACTATATTGTTACACTTAAAGGTGCTGTAAGAGGACATCATTATCATAAAGAATTTGATGAATATATTATGTTTGTTGATGGTGAGGGTGTATACACTGAACTAACAGATGGCAAAGAGCTAGTAACTCCAGTAGCATCTGGTGATTGTGTATACTTACCCATGCATGTACCACATACATTCTATCCTACTGCTGACTGCAAAATGATTGCACTGATTACTAAAAGATGGGATAAATGCCAAGAACCTATAACAAAGGTACAGATATGAAAATAATGATTACAGGTGCATTAGGTTATTTAGGCACTCAACTTCTATCACAACTTGTTGATACTGATGTAGAAATAATAGCCATTGACAATAGCACTGAAGCAATATCAAGTCGATTAGGAAGTTTTTTATACAACACTAAATTTTCTTTTTACAATGTAAATGTAACCGATACACAGCGATTAAACGCATTGCCCAAAGTTGATTTAATTGTACATTTAGCCAGTGTGGTAGGATATATTAGTTGTAATATTACTCCTGGACTAGCACATGACACAAACGTAATAGGTACAGAAAATATTGCTAATTTAAATACTCCTGTTATATATCTAAGCAGTGGAAGTATATACGGTGAAATCGGAGACGTGTGCAATGAGGAAACACAAATTAATCCTAAAAGTCTATATGCCGAACATAAAGTTCTCGGCGAGAAGGCGGTAAGTCGCGTTTCCAATGTTATACTTAGACCTGCGACATTGTTTGGCTGTAGTTATAAGATCAGAGACGACTTACTGGTACACACACTGATACAAGACGCAGTTAGAACTAACTATATAGATTTATATCAGCCTTATGCTCGTAGAAGTTTTTATAGCGTCCGTAAAATGGCTAGTCTTTTAAAATATATATGTGAAAATTACAGTAAATTTGAAGGTGAAGTAGTGAACGTAGGATGTGAAACCGGAAACCTTACTAAAAGACAGTTATGTGAAATTATTTCAAAATATACTAACACGGATATTAGAATAGTGCTTGGCCAGGATTTGGATAGTAGAGATTATAACATTGATTATGGAAAACTTAAATCTTTATGGTCAGAGTATGATGAAAATTTTGAATTACATATACCCAAATTGGTGAGATATTATGAAAATATTAGTAACAGGAAGTAGGGGTTTCTTCGGACAAAATTGTGTAAAGTATTTTACACAGCGTGGGCATAGTGTTACTGCTTGGACAGAAGATGTTAGAATAAGTATGCCTGATGAAAACTATGACGTTTTGATGCCATTTGCTTGTAAGATAGGCGGTCGTAAAGGTATGGATAACAAGGCCTTGATGATAGCGGGAAATGTTGAAATAGACAGATGCCAATTTTTGTGGGCAGAAAAGCACTGTGGCAGGATAGTATATCCAGGCAGTAGTAGTGCTTATCCACGTGAAGATTCAATATTCTTAGAGCATAGGGTAGGAAGCGACATTCCGTCGGACGATATATATGGACTTTACAATTATTTTAGTGAACGAATGCTTGCCCATTGTAGCATTCCTTCTAGCATTGTTAGACCAGTTAATGTATACGGACCTGGACAAAGTTTACACTATCCAATGCCTAGTATTATTGAACGTACAAAACGTGGAGAATGCAGTGTATGGGGTAGCGGAAAACAAGCACGAGATTGGATACACATTGATGATGTAATGCGTATATTTGAATACTGTGCTACTAGCAATGAAAATATTATAGTTAACGCCGGTTGTGGGACGGCAATAACTTTTATAGAACTTGCTGAAACTGTGTATCGTATTATACACGGGCATACTATACCAGTAATAACAGATCCTTCTCAACCCGAAGGCCCATTATATAGGCAAGCAGATATCACACGATTAGAAAGTTTTGGATTGCTTCCCCTTATTAGTTTACAAGAAGGTATTAAGGGAATGATTGATGCTTGAAAAAGTTGGAATTCACTTTCCTAAAGATTGGCAATATGGACCTGAAGAAATACATATATTTGATAGCACTGCAAAACAAGTAGACAAACAGTTTCCTAATGATCGTAATCTAGTTATAAACACTACTTGGTTTGGTCCTCAATTTTCTAATGGCGAATGGAAAAAGGCTAACAGTTTTGATCAAGATTTTGATAATCTATTCTTGCTTAGTGTAATAGATCCTTTACACTTGCAAAATGAAGACTTAGATTTGCTAATAAAGAAATATAACATAAAAAATGTTTATAGGATAGGAATGTTTGAAGGCAGTGAGCACGAATGGAACTTTCATGCGTTAATCGGCAAGGATCTGATGCCCAATTATACTGAAGAACAAGTGCTAATGCAAGATCCTACATATATCTATATGCTTTATCAACGTAAACCAAGATATCATAGAATAGAAATAACGGAGATACTTAGACAACGTAATTTATTACAAGATGGAATAGTTACATTAGGAGGACCAGATTCTGAAACAAAGTGGGAAGGTCATCATAAAGATTGGGAAGTTTTAAAAATCGAAGATTATCCAGAGAATTATTTAGGTACAGGAGGTCCAAAAGATGCATTTGGCGGAGTGCCTGATGATTTAGTAACAGTTGGCAGACTAGATTTATGGCAATCCCATTTTTTAAATATATCTAGCGAAACAGTGTTTGATGAATGGGAACCGTTATTAGTCACAGAAAAGATGTGGAAACCTATTATTGGGCTAAGACCTTTCATAGTGCATGGAAACCCTAAAACATATTCTTGGATGAGAAAAAATGGTTTCAAAACATTTAATAATTACTGGAAACATATTGATGTGGAAAATCTTGGTGCTCATGATACTGTTTATAGAGTTATAGAATTTCTAAAAACACAAGATCTATCAAAAATGTACATTGACATGTTAGCAGACTTACGCTACAATAAAGAACGATTTTATGAGTTTAGTAGCGAGCAAGAATATAAAATGGAGAACATTTTTGAAAATTATAAGCCCTAATATTTTTTTCCCTCGTATGCTTTTGGAAGAATATAAAGAATATTTTGAAAAAGCACATAGTAAACTAAGTCCTTGTGATAGTATCTTTGTTTGTATGTTCGATGATATAAAAAGTTATGCTTTTACCCAAAATAAGGTTATTATATTTTATATAGATACTTTTTTTGATCATAGACAAATTGAAGATTATGTTGAAGTTTTTAATTTACATAAAGATAAACAATTTTATGTTTTTTCAGATAAGTTCAATTTACAGTCTGATATGTATGCACCAAATTGTAAACATTTTCAAATAGGATTAGGTGATCAAAGTGTTCTACAATTAGGCACACATGCTACCGCAGTTGAGGATAAGAATTTTGATAGTGACTGTATTGGTATTTCTTTAAATAGACAACCTAGAAATTTTAGGTTAATGCTTATCTCTTATTTACTAGGCATAAATTTTAATCAACATTGTAGGATTACTGCACCATTACTACAGACAAGAATTAAAGAAGAGAAAAATATTCTAAATATATGTAATTATGATTTTTATGACTACACAGATACTATACTAAAGGGTTGGGAAAAAGCCAAACAAAATGATGGAATAACAGATACAACTGATGCGTGGGAGCCTATTAATGTAAAGGAAAAAGTAAAGTCTGATGAGACAGTAAATCCTTTAGAAAATTATAATCTTAGACTAACACCAATGTTTAAAAACAGTTTTGTTGAGGTTGTGTGTGAAACGAACTACGATTACAATTTTTCCTGTATCACTGAAAAAACAATGCAAAACCAATTAGGAAAAAATTTTCCACTATATATGTGCAATACTGGGTATGTAAAATACTTACGTGATAATGGTTTTGATTGTTTTGATGATATTATAGACCACTCTTATGATAAAGAGACAGATCCAATTTTGCGAATGGTAAAAATGATACAAGATAATAAAATGTTGTTTATTGATACAGAAAAAACCAAAAACCTGTGGATTAAAAATAGTAATAGGTTTGATTACAATGTAAAATGCTTAGTTAAAATATATACTGATATAAGTAATAAAATTAAGAATGTATTAGATGAATTGTGATATCTTGTTAATAAATGTTCCAAGGATAAGTTTGGTATATCCTCCTGCAGGCACAAGTTTACTGAAAGGGGTTGTAGAACAACAAGGATTTACCTGTACTGTAAAGGATGCAAACTTTGAATTATTAGATAGCATTAAAGATCCAGATGATTTTGAAACAATTACAAATTATTTTACTATCCCTAATGCAGAAATTACTACAAATTGTCAAAATATTATAGACGAATGGTATACTGACCTTGTAAATTATATACTTAAACTTAATCCTAAACATGTTGGTATAAGTGTTTTTACATTTGAATGTCAGGTTGCTACTCGTGAACTTTGTAAACTTTTAAGGCAAGTTTATAATGGTAAAATTATAATAGGAGGTGCTGGATTAAGTACTACAGGTATTGCAACACAAGTAAATGACTTTGGAAATAACCTTTTAGAAAATAATCTAGTAGATTATTACGTTAGAGGTGAAGGAGAACTTGCACTTGTTGATATATTAAAAGAAAATAAAGGTGCAGGCATAAACAATGACAATTATATTCAAATTGAAGACCTTAATAGTTTAGCATATCCAAATTATGATGATGTTATCAAGTACAAATACCATTATGCAATAGAGAATATACAACTTCCAATAACAACTAGCAGAGGTTGTGTAAGACGTTGCAGTTTTTGTGATATACATGCATTTTGGAAAAAGTATACATATAGATCTGGCGAAAATATTGCAAAGGAAATGGTTAGTCATTATGAAAAATATGGTGTACGTGACTTTTTCTTTACAGATAGTTTAATTAATGGCAATCTTAAAAGTTTTAGACAATTATGTGATTGCTTGGTGACGTATTATGAAGAAAACAATTTGCCAGACAGATTTTTTAGTTGGGGAGGACAATGGATTGTAAGAACAGAAAAACATTTGAGTCCAGATGACTATAAAAATGCTGCACGTAGTGGTATGAATGGACTTGCAATGGGTGTTGAAAGCCTAAGTGAGCAAGTTCGTAAGGATATGAATAAAGGATTTAAGAACGAAGACATAGATTATACACTTGAACAGTTTAGATTACATAGTATTAACTGTTATTTTCTAATGATTGTAGGATATCCAACAGAAACTGAAGAACATCACTTAGAAACAATGCAGAACTTTGTAAAATATCAAGGATATGCTATAGATGGTACAATATTTGGAGTAAACTTGGGAGGAACACTTAGTATTGACGAAGGAAGTCCTCTACATCAAGATAGTATACACTTTGGACTAGAACCTACTACAGAAAATGAAGAATTATTTGGATTAGATTGGACAAGCAAAGAAAATCCAAAACTTACACTACTGGAAAGAATAAATCGACGAATTGACCTACAGGAATTACTTATGGATTTAGGATATACTGTATGGAACGGTGATCACCAATTAAAAAGACTTAAAGCAAGTTATGAGCGTATTAAACAAAATACCTATCACTTTAAAGATATACTACACTCATAGTGGACATGAAAATGGCTGGCCACTATGTAGAGTCCTATGGGATAACAAACAAGTAGCAAACTTTAAAGCAGATGGACAAGAGATTGAATTTACTGTGATGCCTAAACCTAAAGGTACAAGCACACTAATTGTAGAACATTATGGAAAAAATGTATATGAAGAACACGATAAATTTATAGAAATAATAGGTATGAGAATAAACAATATTCCTTTAAAGAATATACTATGGGAATCTACACAGTATCCTATTACTGCACCATGGGACGAACCTTGGCAAGAAGAAGGAAACTTATATCTAGGTCATAATGGCCATATAGTGTGGCACTTTAGTAATCCAGTTTTACTAGACATACAAAATAGATTAGGTGTTAAGAAGAAACCACAAGAAGGGCAGGAAAGCACTAAGAAAGTTTTACAAGAAATAAAAGAATATTTTAGAAATGAAAAAGATAGATAATTTTTTTACAGAAAACGATTGTAAGTGGTTTCAATGGTATCATAACGTTTTGCCAGAGTCTAGAGATAACGGACTACGTATACAAACTATGACACATTTTGCACAACCATTTTTTGCTAGAAAGTTAAAACAAATACAAAGTTTACTTCCAGATAATGAAGAAGTTACTACATTGAATATAAATTTTGATTATGGTGCAGGCGGAATACATAGCGATGGATATCTCGAGCATGATAAAAATGATAAAATTGCAAATAGTTATCTAATACCTATTCAAGTCCATCCTACAGACAAGTATTACACAGTAATTTTCGAACAAACTAGTATGGAAGCAATTACGTTCAATGGTGAACTTGGACTAGGAGATAAAGGTATAACAACTTATAGGCAAGTGTCTAGGGAAGAATTTGGATTAAGTAACGAACCTTTTGATAAAGATGTTTATAATAAGTATCTTACTCATTTAAATTATGATGCACTAAAAGGTTTGACAGTTGCACACATTCATGCATGGACACTAGGCAGTGCTATGACTTGGCCCAGACAAAACTTTCATGTTAGTGCAAACTTTATAAACAAGGACACAAGAGCAAGTGTATTAATTGTTACGAGATATAAATGATAGAATTCGAATTCGAAAACAACGGTAGTTTAGAATATGAAGTTACACTCACAAACAATGGTGCTAAGATAAGATTCTTTGGAAAAAATTATAGTACAAATACAGAAGATCATGTTATAATAAAGAATATAATTTATAAAGATTTAATTTTACCAGAACTTTTTGGATACACAAAAATGACAACAGACAATAAAGATTATGCTAACTTAACTAATGTAAATTATATTTCATTTAATGGTATATGGGAATTAAAATTTACAGAACAAGATATTAAAAATATACTAAAGAAGAAACTTACATGACTGAAGGTAATCCAGAAAATAATTTAGAACGTATTTTACAAAACACATTACCGCCACATGATTTCAAACGTGAGCATTTGGATACAAGAAGTGCAAGTTTTTGTGGTGCAAAATGGTATAATGCTACAGTATGGCTTGGTAGTGGCATGACAACTAGTTGTCATCATCCATTACCACATAAAATAGATGCAGAAGCAGTCAAAACAAATCCTAAACTGTTACACAATACTCCTGAGAAAAAAGAACAACGCAGACAAATGCAGTGTGGCGAAAGACCTGCAGGATGTGAATACTGCTGGAAAATTGAGGACATGGGTCCTGACCATATAAGTGATAGAATTTATAAAAGTTGGATATATACAGATGAGGAACTTACTGATGCATTTACAACAGACTATAAAGAAGATTTTGAACTTAGAAGTCTTGAAATCGCCTTTGATAGAACATGCAATTTTGCTTGCAGTTATTGTAATCCTGCGTTTTCAAGCACATGGGTAAAAGATATAAACAATAAAGGACCATACCAAAATCTGCAAAGTGATGGTAGAGGACATTTCATACATCCACATGATAGTAACCAGTTGTATGGATACGGAGAGTATAATCCATATGTAGAAGCATTCTTTAAATGGTGGGAAAGTGATTTACATAAAACACTAAGGCAATTAAGAGTAACAGGTGGCGAACCACTAATGAGTGCAGACTTATGGAAACTTATAGAATGGTTTGAAAAGAATGGCGATAAAAGTCAAACAAGTTTAGCAATTAATAGTAATTTAGTAGCAAAACCAGAATTAATACAAAGACTTGTTGATGTTAAATCTCACTTGCCAAGTTTAGGTGTTTACAGTAGTTGCGAAGCAGTAGATTCTAGTGCAGAATATATTCGTGATGGTATGGTATTTGATCAGTGGTGGCAAAACATGCAAAAATTACATGAAGCAGATATTGACACACATTGTATGATGACAATAAATGCACTTTGTTTAGAAACGTTGCCTGAACTTGTGGATCGTATAATGCAAAAGCGAAAAGAGTATAATGGTAATAGATTTGCAATAATGAGTTTCAATATACTAAGATTTCCAAGTTTTCAAAGTCCTTTAGTGCTGAGCAATGAAATAAAAAAATATCATGTAGAGAAACTTACTGAACTTAGAAAAAAGTGGGCACCTAAGTATCTTAATAGGAGTGATTGTTTTCATGAGTTTGAACTAGGACAGTTGGATAGACTTATAGAATATTTACAAGTAGTAGATAAGCCACACAGTGAAGGTTTTGATATGCCTAGATTACACAATGACTTCAAACAATTTTACACACAATATGATATTAGACGCAACAAAAATTTTACAAAAACTTTTCCAGAATTAGAAGAATGGTATGAGTCGCTCTAAAACAGAAAAATATTACGAAACTTACGACTACAATAGTAGGAGGCCAGTCTTTGTAGAATTAGAATCCTTACGTGATGATCAACAAAAAAAATTAATTGAAAGTAAGTATTTTTGTATGATTCCTTGGACACATATACACGGATTTCCAACAGGAGAAGCATACCCTTGTTGTTTAGGTGAGATGAAACACCCTATTGGAAACATGAGAGAAAATACTCTAGAGGAAATATGGAATGGTGAGCAATATACACAAATGCGTACTAATATGCTTGCAGACAGGCCTTGTAAAGAGTGTACACGTTGTTACGAACAAGAAGAACAAGGATTTTTTAGTATGCGTAATAGCAGTAATAAACATTTCGGACATCATATACATAAAGTAGATCAAGGAATTAATCCAAATTTTGAATTAGTCTATTGGGATATACGTTTTAGTAATCAATGTAATTTAAAATGTCGTAGTTGTGGTCCTATGTTTAGTAGTTTATGGTATGATGATCATGTAAAAATGCATGGACAACCTCCTAATCATAAACGTATAGAATGGGCCGGGCGTAACAAGAATGATATTTGGGAACAAATGATCCCACATATAGACCATATAGAGCAAATATATTTTGCAGGTGGTGAACCACTTATAATGCAAGAGCATTACAATATACTTAAAGAATTAGTAAAAAGAGAAAAGTTTGATGTAAAGTTAATATATAATACAAACTTTAATGAAACATTGTATAAAGATTTAGATGTACTAGATTATTGGGGAATGTTTGATAGCGTTAGTGTAGGTGCAAGTTTAGATGCTAGTGGCAATCGTGCAGAACTAATGCGTAAAGGTTGTGACTGGAATAAAATTACTGCTAACAGAGAACGTATGTTAAAAAAATGTCCAAAAGTAGATTTTTATATTAGTCCTACACTAAGTTTAATGAATGTAGATCATATACCAGACTTTCATAAGGATTGGGTAGAGCGTGGTTTGTTGAAACCACAAGATTTAAATATAAACATTTTACAGAGTCCAGATTGGTATCGTGTAGATTGTTTACCAGATAATATTAAAAAGGATTTAACACATAAATTAAATGAACATATAAACTGGTTAAGTCCTAAAGATAATTTGCAAAGAGCAACAAACGGATTCAAAAGTCTTATAAGTTTTATGAATGCACAAGATAATACAACTCATTTAGAAAAGTTCAATCAAGTAACAACTCAATTAGACAAAGTAAGGATAGAAAATTTTTATAAAGTCTTTCCAGAGTTAGAAAGTCTAAAACAGTATGCATAAATGTATATTACCATGGATTAGTATAGAAGCAACACCTATGGGAACAACAAGACCCTGTTGTTTATATACAGACGAAATACCAAATATCAATCTTAAAAATAGTACACTAGACGATGCTTTTAATAGTAGAACTATGCGTGATTTAAGACGTAGTTTTAGAAGAGGTGAAAAGCCTGAAGGATGTAGGAATTGTTGGCGTGAAGAAGATGCAGGGAAAAAAAGCAAGCGGCAATATATGTTAGATAAGTTTAAACATTTAAATGTTGAATATAAAGACAACAAGGGTGAGAAACTTCTATTTTTAGACTTAAAATTAGGAAACATTTGTAACTTAAAATGTCGTATTTGTGGAAGCTGGAGTAGTAGTAAATGGGCACAAGAAGAATGGGATTACACAGGAAAACATAAAGATCATATAGCAAAAAAGTGGCTAAAGGACGGGCAGTGGGTAAGAAAATCGCCTAACTTTTGGAAAAACTTAGATGAATTATTACCACAAATAAAATACTTTGAATTTACTGGTGGTGAGCCTTGGATGATAAAACAACATTTTGAATTATTACAACGTGCAGTTGAACAAGGTTTTGCAAAAGATATTGACATTCATTACAATACAAACACTACACAGTACCCAAAAGATCCAACTATATGGAAATATTTTAAACATGTACAGATTGCGTTTAGTGTAGACAACACAAAAGAACGTTTTGAGTATGAGCGTTATGGCGCAAAATGGAAAACATCAAATTCTAATATAAAAAAAGTTCATAGGTTGCGTGAACAAGGATATCCAATTACTACACAATTGTGTTGTACATGGAACATACAAAATATTTTTTATTTAGATGAAATATTAACTTGGGCATACACAATGGACTTTGATAATATACATTTTAATCTTATGCATGATCCTTGGGAATTTAGTTTAAATTGTACCCCAAAAACTGCAAGAGCTCCTCTAATGCTTTATTTGCAAAAACAACAGATAAAACATAAGAAATATGCAACAGATATTCATGCTCTTAAACAAATTATTGTTGATAGTACTCACGAATCTAGTGATGATATAACAAAAAGATTAAGACGTACAGACTTATATCGTAATCAAAATTTTGCAATAAGTCATAGTAAAATTGCAAAGGCTATAAACTATGAACTCTAAACCTGAAAATTTATGTATGGCTCCTTGGACTCATACATATCTTAGTCCACAAACAGAACGCAGACTGTGTTGTGCTAGTCGTGAACCTGCACAAAATTTTAAACAGTATATCGATACTGCAGAAGGCACAAACGAATATAAACCACAGCCATTAGAAGAATATTGGAACAGTGAAAATATTAGGCGTATTCGTATACAGATGCTAAACAACGAAGTTCCTCCTGAATGTGTAGTATGTGATAAAAAATTATTAAACCAAGATGTATATAGAGATTATTTTAGTCATTTGTTTGCACACAAATGGCACGAAATAATTCCTAGCACAGATGAGACAGGCCATACTACTATGAAGCCTGTAAGTTGGGATTACCGTTTTAGCAACTTATGTAATTTTAAATGTAGAATGTGTGGTCCTATGTTGAGCAGTGCTTGGGAAACAGAAGCACGTAAGCAAGGCAAAATAGAACCTTGGATGGAAAAACCTGTAAAACGTAAAATAGAAGAATTCCAAAAAAACACAGTTGAACAAGAATTCTCAGATGCAGTTGAAGAACATAGAGTAGAAGAAATTTACTGGGTAGGTGGAGAACCACTTATGTACGAACAACACTGGCGTTATATGCAACGTATAATTGAATTAGGAGATGGCCCAGGTTTATATGCACGTTACAATACTAATTTGCATAGGGTAAATTATAAAGGTATTAATCTTTATCAGGATATATTGGATAATATTCGTGATTGGCAAATATGTGCAAGTTTAGATGGAACAGGCAAAATTGGAGAGTACATTAGAACAGGTTTAGATTATAATGTATGGTTAGAAAATTTTAAACAAGGATTAGCACACAGTAGAAACAGACGCATGATGCGTATAGATTTCACTTTAACATTACCGGGTTTATTTGATATAGTAAATATATGTAGATTAGCACGTGAACTAGATGTTGATATACTTGCTAAAGTAACTTTTGCATTTACACCAGATATTGCAATGAGTCCACTTTTCCTACCTAAAGATATATTACATTCATATATAAATGAATTGTTATTGACAAGTGAAGTGGATAATATTACAATTAGAAATATGCTTGTAAGTTTATTAGAGCGACCTACATTTGAAGAAGAATTTCCTGATGAATATGCAAAAGCAAGAATCAAAGGCAAATGGCGTATGCAAGCAATGGATAATTTACGTGGTCGTATGAAGTTTGAAGATACACTTAAGACGCAACAAGCAAAAGACTTTTGGAATGGAATTTGTTAGATGAAAATATTAATATGTGGTTTGCCTGGTAGTGGCAAGAGTACACTTGCAAAACCTTTTGCAGAATTGCTAGGCGGTGTATGGATAAACGCAGATCAAGTAAGAGAACAATATGACGATTGGGACTTCTCGCCTGAAGGCAGAATACGCCAAGCACAACGCATGAGATATTTAAGTGATGGTGTTTTAAGAGCAGGAGGTATTGCAGTTGCTGATTTTGTTTGTCCAACTGAAAAGGCACGTAAAGAGTTTGATGCAGATTATGTAGTTTGGATGGATACTATTAAAGAAGGTCGGTTTGAAGACACTAATAAAATGTTTGAAAAGCCAACAGACGTAAATTATCACGTAGCAGATTGGTTTGATGATACACATGCACAATTACTTGAAGTAGTACAAAATTACATGCGTATGAAAGAAGGATTACCAACCCTACCTATAGGAGTAAAAAAATGAGTTTTGATTGGAAAAAACCCACAGTACAAATGCTTGGTAGATGGCAACCCTGGCATGAAGGACATACACAATTGTTTGAACGTGCAATAGAGATAACAGGACAAGTTTGTATTATGGTTCGTGATGTAGGTGGAATAATTGGCGAAGATGCAGGTGCAGGAAGAACAATAAAACAAGATGATAATCCTTTTGATTTTGATAAAGTTTCTGAAGATATTGCAGGAAAATTATTTACCAGAGGATATATAATAGGTGAAGAATTTGAAGTAATGCTAGTTCCTAATATTGTAGATATTAGTTACGGAAGAGGTGTAGGTTATACATTTACAGAACATGACTTAGGAGAACGTGTTCATAATATTAGTGCAACTAAAATAAGAAAAGAAATGAGAGAAAATGGTGAATTGGATTAGAAATATTAAATAAGGTATGTATTACGGAAACGATATTCTAATGTCCTTTGTAGAATATTCTGGCGGAAAATTTGTAAAAAATTGTATTTGTTTAAGTAAATATTTTTTATTCAATTCTAAAGATAAAGATTTAGAATACCTTATTAATAATCCCGAAGATTATCAATATAAACTCAAATGTATTTTAAGTACTTTGCCAAAAAAAGAAAATATGAAACATTGGAGGACATACGAATTTGGAGAAATAGATAGGAATAGTACAATTTTTTTGCTTGCTAAGAAAAAAGGATTTAGATTTGCAAGAACTATGCATAGTTTTAGTAAAGATCTTTTAAATCTTTGCAAAGATGCAGTTATAATTAAACTTATAAATTACGAAAAATTTAGAGATATTGCTAGTAAACTAAAACATGCAAATTTAAAAGAAACTGACGAATGTGAAAGCAAGTATAAAATAGTAGCAGGTGATGACTGGCCTTCATTTCAAAAATTACAAAGTTCAGGCTTTAATACAAAATTTTTAGAGATTACAGATCAAAATATATTAGAAGATATTCATAAATATTATCAATTTGGTACCATAGAAAATAAAATGTTTTTGTATGATAAAGATAAAATTTTTAATATGTCGGATTTTATGAGTCAAATGAAAAAATTATATGAGTATTTAAATCTAGATGATTTCAACGAGGAGTTGGTTTCGGTGTATTATACAGAATATATGAAATTACATTAGGAAATAAGAAAATGATAAATTGGGTCAAAAGTATTATTAATAAAATTAAACTTGAAATACGCTATAGAAAGCGTTTGAAAGAATTAAGAAAAAGGGATCCATTTATATACAAATGATATTAGGACTAAGTGCAGGCTTTCATGATGCTGGAGCCACGTTAATTGATAAAAGTGGAAATATAAGGTTTGCAGGACATGCAGAACGTTATAGCGGTGTAAAGAATGATGCAAATTTAAACCAACAGCTTGTTGATGATGCACTAAGTTATGGTAAGCCTACAAGTATTGCTTGGTACGAAAATACATGGCTAAAAAGAACACGTCAACTTTACAGTGGTGAATGGCGAAAAGCAATTGACTTTAATACAAGTCCTAAAAAACTAGTAATGCCATATTTTAAGCAAACAGGACTTCTTCCAAAAACACAAAAGTTATCTATAAAAAGTTATTCACATCACAAATGTCATGCTGCCGCAGGTTTTCAGACAAGTCCATTTAAAGAAGCAATAGCCATAGTAGTAGATGCTATTGGTGAATGGGATACAATTAGTGTTTGGAAATGTAGTTACAAACCTGTATACTTAGGAAGACCAATTGCACAGTATAAAAAAATATGGCATCAAGTATATCCACACAGTATAGGACTTTATTATAGTGCAATTACAAAGTACATAGGACTTAAACCTATGGAAGATGAATATATTACAATGGGTATGGCAGCATATGGAAAGGCATATTTAAAAGCATATGAAGATAATTTAAAACTTGTACATGATGAAAAAGAAATACTGTTCACACAAAATATGCACATAGGTTTAGAGGACGACTATTTTGTAGGTACTGGTTGCGATAAATTTGATATTGCTTCTGGTGCTCAGAAAGTAGTTGAGCAATTATTAAGAGGATTGTTTGAACGTTTTGCTACAAGGCAAACGAACGTCGTATTCATGGGCGGAGTAGCACTTAATTGTGTTGCAAATTCTATGCTAGAAAGTCATTGTAAAGACTTATGGATTATGCCTAATCCTGGAGATTGTGGAAGTAGTTTAGGTGCGGCAGCTTTGCAATGGGGTAAAAAGTTGCATTGGCGAGGACCATACTTAGGACACAACATACCAGGTGAGTATCCAGTAGATGCTATTATTGGTGGTTTGATTAGTAATAAAATTGTAGGAGTAGCAAGTGGTAGAGCAGAGTTTGGACCACGTGCATTAGGCACAAGAAGTTTACTAGCAGATCCACGTGGTGAAGACATAAAAGACAAAGTAAATAGTATAAAGAAAAGACAAAAATTTAGACCATTTGCTCCTATGATTCTTGAAGAACATTTTAAAGATGAATTTGTAGTTTACAAAAAAGACAAAGAACCTTATATGCAAAGTGTTTACAAATGTAAACATCCGGAGTTATATCCAGCAATAGTACACAAAGATGGAACAAGTAGAGTACAAACTGTAGGAAAAAATGATCATCCAGATGTACGAGCATTGTTAGAAAAGTGGTATTTTATGACAGGTTGTCCTATGTTGTTAAACACAAGTTTAAATATAAAAGGTGAACCTATGGTAAACAATCGTGCTGATGCAGATAGATTTCAAAAAAAGTATAATGTAAAGGTATATAGTTAAATGGTAGATGAAAACGAATTAAGACAAAGAGTAATTGAATCACTACAAACAGTGTACGATCCTGAAATGCCCAGTGTAAGTGTATATGATTTAGGACTTATATATAAAATAGAAATAAAAGATGACTGGGTTGGCATAGAACACACACTTACCAGTATGGCTTGTCCTTTTGCTGATCAAATTTGTGCAGACATAGAAAATGCAGTAATGACCACACCTGGTGTTCGTGCTATTGATAGACAGTTGGTATTTGAACCTACATTTACAATGGAAATGGTTCCTGAAGAAACTAAACTAATTATGGGATGGTACTAATGGATACTAGAATGCTATTTGGCTTACTTGCATTACCGTTACTTGCATATATTGGATACTATGTTGGTTTAGAGCTTTGGTGCTATGCATATGGACTTTTGTATTAATTAATGTTCGATATTTATTGTATGCAAATGGGTGGTAAAACAAGTCTGCCAAAACATACACAATATACCAGATATAATAATACTCATTTAGCAACTATAAAACGTATAGTTGAAAAAGCTCAGACTGAATACGTATGGGTTGTAAGTGATTTATGTGACTATACAGATTTTGATTTCACATGGCAACCTGTTCCTTGGGAAGCAGATCAAATACATTGTTGGGCAAGTAACAATCAACAGTATGGTGATACTTTTTTGATACCTGTAAGTGCGTTTAAGCGTCAAGCAGACACCCTAAAAGTATTAGGCTGGTACAAACATATAAATTGGCATAGTGATGGTGTAAAACGGACTACATTAGGCAACATGTATGACTGGATTCATTATAGTGATGCACGTTTTGAATTTACTCCTAATTTATGGGAAAAACGCATTCTACATAGTTTTGGAAAGAATGGTAGCGTACTACTAGTGCCTAGAGACTGTAAACAGTATTTTAGGACACAATATTATGACTATCCCTATATATTGCGTCATACTGACTGGAATGTAAACGAAAAACCACAAGATATAGTGTTCATTAGTTATGACGAAAAAAACGCCGATTTAAACTATAATATACTTAAAAAACAGCATTCGAGAACTAAAAGATTACATGGTATAAAAGGTATGGAAAATGCTTTGTATGAAGCAGCTATGCTAAGTGATACAGATTGGTTTTTTGCAGTATTTGCAAAAACACTTATACATGAAAATTTTGATTTTAGTTACTTGCCTGATAGACTACAAGGCAATAAGCATTATATCTTTAATTGTAAAAATACAGTAAACGATTTAGAATATGGACATATGGGGATAATTCTCTATAATAAACAAATGATTATAGAAAGTCATGACTATGAAAAGTTAGGCTTAGATTATACTATGAGTCATAGGCATGATGTCGTGCCTGAGGTAAGTTGTTATGGAGTTTTCAACACAAGTGCTTTTGAAACATGGCGAAGTGCATTTAGAGAAACAATAAAACTTGCACAACAACTAGATGAAAAACCTACAATAGAAACCAGATATAGATTAAAAGTTTGGTGTACAAAAGCACAAGGTGACTTTGCAGAATATTGCACTGCAGGTGCTAATCATGGAGTTGAGTTTTATAACCAATATAAAAATGATATGCAAGAATTAAAGAAAACTTTTAGATGGGATTGGTTGCAATCTTATTTTGATAACAAGTTTTTAACTTGATCAACAGTGTCTGCTACTGCTAATGCACTATTGATATTTGTAGTTGGTTGTTTTCTGCTTTTAACACAATTTATAAAATGTTCTAATTCGTATTCTAAAGGTGATTTATCATAGTCATAAATGTAAACTGTTGGTGATACGGCTATGGCTCTGTTGTCTGTAACACGGTTGAGATAGTGTGTAACAGTATTTTGATCTTGGTCCCAAACTATTTGTCCCTTTGTTCCTAGTATAGTTGTCCTACGTATTCTTGTAGGCGAATACCAACTTACATCAATGTCAAATCGTTCTCCTGAAAACCATACTCTATCAGGATTTGTTTGGCTAGTAAAATTAAACTGCCTTGCCACTGTAGGTTTAATAGTGCCTATCAATTCTTGCACTATTGAAATATCATGCACTGCTAAACTTAACAGTGGATCTGTTTTTGTTTGATATATCCCCCAATTTGATCTTTCACTACTAACATGTATGATTTCACCAATGTCAATATTTGTTATCTTTTCCATCTGTGGATGATGTATAAAGATATGTCCAACCATCAGTATATGATTGTCAACTATTCTTGCTATATGTTCTAATTGTTCTTCTGTTTCTGCCATTGGTTTTTCAACATAAACATCATGACCTCTGCTTAAAAGTTCTACAGTCTGTTCATAGTGTTGCCATAATGGAGTTGCAAGTATTACTGGGTCAGTGTTTTTGATATCGTCAATTGTTTGTCCATTTTTAATATCAATTATGTTTGTGCTTACACCAAGTTTTTGCAAACTTTGGTCAACTTTACTTCCCCAATAACCTGCACCAACTAAATTTACTTTCATCGTACTTTTATAACCTTTTGTGCTATATATTCTACTTGTGAGTCTGTAAGACTTGGATAAACAGGTATACTAAAAATTTCATTACTAAGTTTTTCTGTATTAGGCAAGTTTTTATGCCAGGGAGCAAATGCTGGTGTAGAGTGTGCAGGGTTTGCATAATGAATATTTGTTTGTATACCGTGTTCTAATAATTCATTTCTTATTCTATCTCTATTTTCATGTTGTAACACATAAACATAATAACTATGTTGTCCCCAACCTAATTCTTGCATTCTAGTATAATAATTTTTAAATTGCTCATTGTAGTATTGTGCAATTTGGTATTTTCGATCTAGCCATCCTTGTAAGTAAGGAAGTTTGGCTTGTACTACCTTTGCTTGAATATTATCAATACGAGCATTATAACCTAAGTATTCGTATACGTATTTTGTATCTCTACCGTGGTTGCTATAGTACCTTGCTAAGTCTACTAAATCCTTGCGACCAGTAACACATCCTGCATCACCTATTGCTCCTAAATTTTTTACAGGATTAAAACTAATACACGTCAAATCTGCTAAACTGCCTACTCGTCTATTTTTATATTTGTATCCAAAAGATTGAGCAGCATCCGCAATAGCAAAAATATTGTGTTTTCTACATAGAGATACTAATGCATCACAATCAGGAGTTTGACCATATAAATCTACCCATAATATTGCTTTAGTTTTATCTGTAATTAAACTTTCTGCTTGTGCAATATCTATAAGTCCTGTGGTTTCATCTACATCACAAAAAACTGGAGTAGCACCTACTGTGCATACTGCTTCAGGAGTACTTACAAAAGTATGACTTACAGTAATTACTTCATCGCCTGGGCCTATTCCACATGCTTTTAAACTTATTTGTAATGCAGTAGTGCCAGAACCACATGCACTACAACCTTCTGCACCTGTATATTCAGCAAATATTTTTTCAAACTCTGTAACATCAGGACCTGTAATAAAACTATTATTTTCCAAACAATGTTTTATTGCTTGGTCAATTTCTGTTTTACATTCTTGATATTCAGATTGTAAATCTGTAAATGTTATCATAGTCTACTTAGAACTTCATCTAATCCTTGTGTCAGAGAAAATTTAGGACTGTAACCTAATTCTGTTTTTGCTTTAGTAATATCTAATGTGCCTCTTGTGGGATAATTATCAGGTACTGGTTCAGCAGTATAATTAGGTTTCTTGTTTAGTTTTTTATACAACATATTTGTAAAATTTTCAAGTGTATGTGCTTCGCTTCTAGTAATATTATAAATTTGATTATTAGCACCGTTTTCACATATTAGTTGTAAGCCTTGGATAACATCATCCACATGAGTAAAATCAAATAGGTTATCTGCACCTTTTAGTACTATAGGTTGATTGTTCATAATTTTGTTTATAAAAAGTTGCGTAACACGTTTACGATTATCACCATAACCATATACTGCACTTGGTCTTACTATTGTATAATTGTTATGGAACTGCTTTACTATGCCTTCTCCTAGTAATTTTAGTTGTCCATATATATTGTTAGGAGATGCTAAGTCTTTCTCAGACATGGATTCTTTTGTCCAGTTACCGTATACCATACTACTGCTTATGTAAATAAAGTGACTGTCTTGATACTGTCTTATGGCTCTGCTTAATCCTTGAGTTCCAGTACGATATGCTTCTTTGGGATTTTGTATAACACTTGCTAGATTTGGTCTAGCTGCTAAAAAAATAACTGTATCAAATTCTAAGGGTGTATTTGCAATACGATATATTTTGCCTCTTGGAATATCTAAATTTATATTTTGATCACTTAATAAATCAAATGTTGAACAATCGTATTTTTCATTGGATAGTTCTATAAAGCGACTGCCTATAAATCCTTCTCCGCCTATTAGTAATATTTTATCCAAAGTATACCTCATATAATACACCAATTACTACTGCACATATTACACAGTTCAATAAGTGTAGTGCTATATAATCACTAGGTTTCATTTTTATCTCTTGGGAAATATACTACTGCCACACTACCACATGTTGCACAACTAAAATTACTTTCTATTACAAACTCAGGATCGTCATCTAAGTCTTGGTCACCACCCCAGATAAGTTCGTCTTGACAATGCCAGCAGTTCACTCTAAAAGAATCCTAATAAAGACATTGCGACTGCCCAACCTATTATTACAATACCAATGTTTGCTATCCACTTATGCCAAAAGTTTGGATCATTGTCATTTAATTTAAACATTTAATTAGCCTCGTTTATATTGTAAGTTTTTATAGTATCCTCAGTCATTATGCCTGTACGAAAGTTTTCTATAGCATCTTCTACATAATACATACTTTTGTCACTGTAGTCAACCAAACCTAACATTTTTCCGTCTTGATAAAATTCTACGTATACTTTGTCACCAACACGTTTAATTTTAGTATCACGATTTTCCATAATGTCAGTCATTTGTTCTCCTGTATTTTTTTGTAGATTGAATGTAAAATATAAAACCAAACACCATTTATAGCAGGTTCTACAAGTGCTACTGCACCAGCCTCCCACAAACTTGCTCCAGTCATAACACTTACAACAGTCATAGCAATTAATACATGACCCAGTGTATAGATAAGTGCAAGAGTAAGACTGCTGCCTTTGATTACATGTTTAAGAAAATTATAAGCACCTTGTGTAAATTCGGTCATTATTCATCTCCGACTAAATCTCTTTGCTTGTCTTTGTACTCTAAATATTTCTCAAAAACTTGTTCTGGCTGAAGTTCTTTACTTTCCATGTAACGTATTGCATCACCTGCTCGTTTTACAACCCCCATTCTTACTAAGTATGAACAAGCAATTATAAAATCGTTTTTGCTACAATTTAACTTATTGATTAAATCTGCAGGATGTTTTGCTCCCATATTTTACTCCTTAAAGAGTTTTTGCTAAAGGAAATATTTCTGCTATTACTTTAGCACATTCATGAGCAATTTCCATATGCTCTTTTTGTGTACCGTTTGCACCACGTAGTTCTATATAATGGAACCAACTTCTTAGTGTACCATTCATGTATAGTGTTGTAGTTGTAATACCTTCTGGTAATACTTTACGAGCCTGTTCTTTAGCAATGCCATTACCTATTGCCCAGTCATAGGTTTCTTTGGCAATATCTGCTACTGCTTTTTGTCGTTTATTCCAATTAGCCTGTAAAACCGCATCATCTACTTCTATACTATTTTGTCTATTTTTAGTATCTTGTAGTCTTGCTTCACTATATTCAAATAGTTCACCTTGTAAATCTGGATCAGCATAACGTTGACTGAATTCTTGAAAACTAAAACTTCTGTGTCTTACAATCTGATGTGCAATATCACGAGTTGTTTTTATTTCCAAACATGCACTAACCATTTCTAATGGTGACCAATGTTGATGTTTTATTAAGTACCTAATAAGTTTTTCACTTGTTTCTGTATTGATTTGTGCAGTAGGATTACTTACTCTAGCACAGAATGCAATTAATTCCTGTACGTCATCTATACCTTCTGCTTCATATTCTGAAGCAGGTTTGCTATAACTTACTAATTTTACTTTCATTATAATACACTTTCTAACTTTGTTGCAAATTCTTCAAAGTAATTTTTATGACTTAATATACCAGGATGTTTGCCATCATTGTTTGTGTCTATTCTATTGTTTCTCATAGAAGTATAAAGATTAAGCCATTTTTTGTTTTGTATTCCGCCAGCATCTTTATATTGGTTGTGCAGTTTATTATATAGGTTTATGGATTGTTCTTCATTTCTAAGATTTTCATCTATTAAATCTTTTGTATAGTCTGTAAAAGATTCAGGTATAATGTTTTCTTGTTTTTCAAAAAAGTTATTATCCCATGGACACATGCCATTCACAAAGTATATTTTAGTATTTTTCAATTTTGATATTCCATAAAGTATGTTGATATACCTTATTAGTTCTACTATTCTATATTGTTCATGTTCTAAAGTAAAGAATCTATCCTGTCTTTCTTGAATATCTTCAGCATAATATGTGCCAGTTATTAAATTATGAGTTAATGCACTTAGACCAGGTTTAGCCATTTGCTTTGTGCTATATAACTCGAATCCTATTTCATATTCATGGCGTATTAATTGAGTCCATTGTACAAATACAAAATTATAATCTTTTTCAAGTAACTCTTTAGCAGTCATTTGAAAAATTCTTAAATTTGTATTACCTCCAGTTGCAATATTTGTGTATTGGAATTTTGGAAAAAATTTATTATGTACTAGATTTGTCCATATGTATTTAGAGTCTCTACAATCAGTATACATAGGTTTATTATCTGGTACTTCTATGGATTCTCCAAATCCTACACCTGAACTATAACTACAACCAGAGTAAAGAACTTTCATTTATGCAGTAGTCTTTGCTGGTCTTCCACGTCTCTTTTTAGGAGCAAGTTCAGGGTTCAGTTCAGCTGCCTCAGTCATTAGTCTGTTTATTTCACTTTCTAATGATTGCATCTGTACTTTCATTTGATTCGCTTGTTCTACAAGTTGTTCAGCTAGTACACTATCAGATAAGACACCTGTGTCACTTGGCTTTCCTGCAATTTGTGCTGCGGCTTGAACTGCGGCAGCATTTTTATCAGGATCAGCAAGTCCTGCTTGTGCATCTAACTTAGCCATATCTTGTGCGGCTTTACTGCCAGTGTCTAAGTCATTAATAATTTTATTAATTTCATCTAAACGTACACCTGGCTGATTAGGACGAGGTAACATAATAATGTCCTGTGTTCTTACTTTTTTCATAAATGCATTTTTATGAATTGTATTCAGAATAGTATCACCATTAGAACCTTTAATACTATGTAATGCTTCTCCTAAATTACGAGCTTCTTGTCCTTTTGGACTTTGAATAGCATTCATTAAATCGTCATGTAAATTTTGTTGTAGTTGATCAGGATATACAACTAGTGCCATATGTGATTCATCTGGCACTTCACGAAATATTACAGCGACTCTTTTTTCGCCTTGTTTTCCAACGTGTTTAAGCATCATCGTTTCCTTCTTCTGCTATTTCTTCTTCAGTGTCTTCGCCTACAGGTGCATCTTCTGCAACCTGTGCTTCAGGTGCTTGTACTGCTCCGTTAGCAATTAAAAAATTCATTAAGTTGTTATATAAACTACCAACTGCTGCCATTTCGTTTGCTTTAATTGCACCACGATTGCTTACAACTTCAATAATGTTAGCCATAAGTTTTAAGTCATTTACACCTAGTTGAGGTGCTGCAGGTGCTGCAGGTGCTTCAGTAGATGCGGCAGCAGGTGCATCATGTGTATGAGGCTCATTACCACCTTCATGATTATGAGTAGTGCCGTCTTCGTGTGTATGTTCTTCAGACATTCGAATCTCCTAAGTTAATTGATATATCATTGTTATTATTATATTATATTATATTGTATTGGTGATGTCAATAAAAAATTTATTATATGCTATTATAACTATTTATTATGAATTTTGTTCAGTGAATAATTTCATATTATCAGCATCTATACCAAACCCAGTACCAAATCCAATCATACAACCTACATCTTTATCAGGTCCTATTTCAGTAATCATCCATTCTTTCGATATAGCATTCACTGCTAAAAATAAATCTACTCGTTGTGTACCTATATTTTCACTTATTCCTATACCTACACCACTCCAGATAACAATTAATTTTTTGGTATCAGCAATTTCAATTATTTGATTTATAGGAGCACAAATTATAGGTTTGCTTTTGTAATCTGGCGACCAACCTTTAGGAAGTTGTTGTGCATGTACTTTCTCAAATAATCCCATTAGGATTATTACTGCTACAACTGCACCTATTCCGTATAACCATTTCATAATACTATTTAGCCTCATCATAGTAAGCATAATTTCCAAAAGGAGGCTTAATATCTTGATTACCGTGTATAATAAAAACTGTATCACAGTAGTCTGGATCGCCCCAACTATCCCAAGGATAACCATCTGTAAACATTATAAAACGTTCTGGTTGTATTTCATTCTCTTTCATAAACTTCCAGTTAGCATCAAAGTCTGTGCCACCGCCACCAGTAATAGCATAGTTTTCAAACTCATCAATATTCTGTTGAGTAAATTCTTGATAGTTGTAGCATTGTGTATCAAAGCACCAAACTTTTACTCTAAAGTCTGTAAACTGCTCCATTATACCACGTACTTCACTAAGCATTTCCTTACCCATTGTATCACTAATACTACCACTCATATCCAATGCAAGAGCAATATCTATTGTATCTTCAGGTGTTTGTCCAGGTAATGCTACATCACTAAAGTAACCTTTCTTACTTCTTGCCATAAAACTATAGTCACCTTTTTGTGTACTCTGTATACTCATGTTTAAAAGTTCTTGCCAGGGCATTTTAGGTTCAGTTAAATCTTTAATAATACGTTTTACACCTGCAGGTATTTCACCAGCACCAGCACCTGCGGCACTTTGTAGTAAACTTTCTTTTATCTGATCACGTATTTCTTGTTTTTGTTCTTTAGTATACTTTGGTCTACTTTTGCTAACAAGGTTACCATTCGCATCTTCTTCTGGTTTTCCACCGCCTTCACCTTCTTCACCATCTAGGTGTTCGTCTAATAGTTTGTTTACTAGATCTTCTATGTCTATTTTATCTGCATTTTCATAAAGACTGTCATAAACTTCTTCCATGCTCATGCCATCATATTTGTAATCATATAGTGCAGGAACTGTAGTAATAAAAGTACCGATTCTGTTTTCTTTAAGATCTCTATTCACACAATAATCTGCGGCAATATTTGCAAGAGTAGGATTATGTTTGTTTTGTTTACTTCTACCTAGATGCTCATATACATTGTGTAAAACTTCATGTCCAAACAAAAATATAAGTTCACCTGGTCTAAGCATGTTGATAAATTTACTATTATAATAGAAATACTTGCCATCTGTAGCGGCAGTTGGTAACCAAGCATCTGCATTTACTAGTGGAAGCCTAGTAGCCATTGTACCAAACCAACTAGTTTTAAGTAACATTTTTACACGAGCAGTTGTTAGTGCTTCACGTGCCTGCAAATCTTCTTCTTTAACAGTTTCAAATCCTACTGGAAGATCTATATTTTTAGTATTTGCAGTACCTTTATCCATGTATATCTCCTAAACTTTAACTATAATTTATATTAACATTATTATGGAATTTGTCAACCTAATAAATACAGTACTATGTTATTAAATGAACTATTTGTAAAAGAAGCAAAAACAACTCCTCTAAAGCATGGATCTACTCGTGGACACATGGGAGAATATCTATTAGGCAGTGCAGTTGTTGCAAAACTTATACAAGGTGAGGATATAATATCTGTTGAAGATGTTGTATCAGTCATGAGAACTACAAGTTCAAATGATAATTTATCTGCAAGTTTTGAAGGTACTTCTGGTGACGAAATACTTTTTATGAATGTTATTAGTAATCCTAAAAATATAGCAGATGCACGTGATGTAGATGCACTAACTGATGCTATGAAGGATGAACTTGCAGGTGCAGTAAAGTTTGCTAACGGTGATATCTATAGCCGTAAGTGGAGTAAAGTTTTTGCAGAGAATGGAAAACCAGATAAAGTACTTGTTAAAGCGGCTGGTGAAGAAGATCAAAAAGGCACAAAGGCAGATATATTCTTAATTTATGTAAACCCTGATGGTTCAGAAAGAGTAATTAAAGGTTGGAGTTTAAAAACAGGTAGTGGATTAATTGGCCAAGGAAGCCCAAAAACTTTTAAAAACATGGAAGTGTTTTTTGCTGAACTAGGAATCACACTTAATCCAATAGAAAATTATGAACAAGATCCTGCTGGACATGTTATTAATATAATGAAGCAGGTTGAAAATGATCTTAAAAAATTAACAACTGGTAATAATACAGAAAATGAAATGCAACTTGTGCAGAATGTTACACGTTTCATGGCTTACCATGTTACACGTAATGATCCTAGAGTATATATTGTTAATTTAGGAAAAGACGATTATAGTGCCCAGACTATGCAAAAGATGCGTCGTAATTTAGAAGCAGTAGATTTAGATGCTACTCTAAGTCTTGAGAAAAGACCTACCTTAAAAGTACATGAAAAAGGTAACCTTAAACAATGGCTTTTTATGATTAGGTATAGTTACGGTGCTGCAAGAATAGGCTCTGATGGAAAGCCAAAAGGTGAGAGGCATAAGCTCATCGTAGAAGCAGGGCCTTTATTCAAGACCCTTGCTACTATAAATGTTAATGATGTAGAAAAAGAGAACGTTTAGTTATTTTTTATACTATTTGCATACTCTATTATTTTATCAATATATTCTAAATTATTCATATCATCTATCATATCTGTAATTGTAGCGAATCGTTCTTGGTCACTATTCGTATTCCCTTTGTTTTCATTAACACGTCTGCTTCTTATACGTAGATTGTCAGGATTATCACTACCACCTTGTTCACGTGGAGTCCAATGATCTAAATTAGGTTCATGCATTTTGTCTATTGGAAGAATCTTGTTTTCGCCTGATCCCCAATCATATGCATAAAAAGTATCATCTACATAATACCCTTTAGACTTTTCCAAATTATCCTGAATCCATTGTTCAGTTTGTGCATCAGTCCACTTGTATTTTTTCTGATATTTTCCTTTTATTTTTATTTTAAAAAGTATATCAGGATCGTGATAGTTATCAACCCAGAAGTCATATAACTCCTGGGTATAATATGTACGTTCACAAAAGCCTGTAAAAAGTTTACGATTAGCAATTTGTGTATTAATGTCCATTATGCAACTTCCTGCACTGGTGGAACACGATACAAATTTAAGTACTCATTTGCAATTACCTTACCAGAGAACTTAATAGGTGCCCAATCAACATGTGGACTTGTTACCTTAATAATCTTATGCAATCCTGCGGCAATTTTACTTTGTTCTGGAATATTCAGATCTTTTGAAGCAGGATCATCCTTAATTGCACGTTTTGATTCTTGATGAAACCCATTTCTGTGTCCACCAGCATATCTATGTGATAGTGCATCAATAATGGAATCGTCTACCTCATAGTTATTATTGTCTAGTACACCCTCTGCTTCTTGTACTTTTATAAATTCACATATCCCCCAAATATTAGGAGTTGCAATAGGTGCTTTATTAAATGCAGTACAATGAATATCTATTGCACGTTCAAAAATTTCATGACCATAGTCGTCATAATGCCGTGTAAGATTGTAGGCACCAGTACATTCTAATGGTTGAGTTTTTTGTTCACCGCCTTTTTCTATTAACTTTGCACCAAATCGTGAAAGTATTTGTTTAATGTTGTAAGCAGTTCTAAAAGAACGATCTAACGTTTCAATATCAAAATTTGGATCTTCTATCATCTTTGCTTCAACAGTCTGAGTCATTGCACGATATTTGTCAAATTCACTAGCAACAAGACTATTTAAATTTACAGCAGTATATTGTGCTACATCATCACTTCTTAATTCGCTTTCTTTGTATTCTAATGGAATATCACGAATGCCTAATAATACACAGGCAACAAAACGGTGCTGGGCATCATTTAGGAAATACTTATCTGAAACTTTACTATAACGTGCAAGTCCCATAAGAACCCATTCAGGATTAAATTTAAACAGGATATCTTCTACTAGGTGTTGTAATTGTATTCCACGTTGTGCCTGATTATTTTTAACAATTTTACTTACAGGTTTAAACATTTCTTCGTTACGAGTAAGCCCTTTTGCTTTAAGTTCCTCAGTTGTAATCCAATCAAGATCAATACCCTGTAAAGCACGACTACGTTTCAATACACTTAGTACTAAATTACAAACTTGAAATAGAGTTGGATCATCACCAAGCACTGTAGTATCTACATACTTAGGGATTTTACGAATAATTTCACGACGTACTATACTTTTTATTGTACGAATGTGTTTACGGTTCATTTTAGGACCAAAAACCTGTGCTAAGTCCTCTCCAAAAACATTTTTTGGATCTAAGTTTGGTTGTGACATTTTAATTCTCCTATGGTAATGTCTGTTTTACTTTTCAAATAATGGTCACTTATGCATAAAAGCATGACCATTTTCTTATTGTAACATCTTTAAGGCAGATGTCAAGCCTTTATCCTATATAATCATATACAGGAAACTCTGCATACTTTGCTCTACGTTTTCCACTCTCACTCATACCGTGACGGAAACCAACACACTTGCCATTATCTAAAACAACAAAATATTTTACATCTTTTTCTGGTCCAGGCCACGAACGGTTACCAAGTCCAATTTCAGTAATCATATTTTTTGCATATTTTCTTGCTTCAAAATCTTGGTTCTCATATTTTGGCATATTCCACCATATGCCAAAATCGTCTTCTAATGTTTGCTTTTTTCTATACATATTAGTCCTCATTACTTGCTGCAACATATTTTCCAAACCTACTGTAAAACTCATCAAAGTGTTTTAGTTTATCTGGTTGGAAAGGAAGATTGTACTGGTTAATTGCAACCCTACAACCCATAACAGTCATCTCCGTTGGGAAGAAGTCCATCATAAATCTAAAAAAGTTATCAGCAAGTTTGTGCCAAGCATCACTGTTATCTTTGCCCATAGTCTCAAAAGTACTCTGCAACTCATAACACATACCAATTGTAAGTGCATATTGTGCAGATATCTCTTTTACTTTGCACTCTTTTACTTTACCAGCAAGTATATCAGCTGGAAGAGGAAGATCTTTAGCATACTTTCTGTGTGTCATAAACTTTACTGCAATACCTTCTCCTACAGTACCAGCAACTAAGTCTGTAAGTTCTGCATCTGAGATGTCATCATCTTCACAAAATTGACTTACAAAAGTCCAACTTCTAGGAGTAGCAAAAGCATGACCACTTGCTCTAGGATCAAAGTCAAATAAGTCTGCTTTTGCAAACGAGATGTAACCTACTACATCTTCATGTATTTTGTTTTGTACTGCCCAGTCTAACCAAGCATCAAAGTCTGCTCTAACTTCAACGTGTACAAATCTGTTTGCTAAAGGAGTAGGCATTCTGTAAGTAACACCTTTATCAGACTCTCTATTACCTGCAGCAACTAGTTTTACATTTTTAGGTAATACATACTGACCAACTTTTTTGTTAAGTATCAACTGATACAATGCTGCCTGCACACTCTGTGCAGCACTATTCAACTCATCAAATAGTATAACAATATTATCGTATTCTGCAGCTTCTGCTTCAGTTGGAAAATCCACAGGAGGTAACCAAACCATTCTGTTATTTGCTAAGTCAGGAGCAGGAAAGCCTCTAACATCTGTAGGATCTAATAATGCAGCTCTAATATCAATTAGTTTAGCATTACCAAGTTCACCACTATCTACAATATACTGACATAATTCACTTTTACCAACACCAGGAGGTCCCCAAATAAATGCTGGTCTATCTTTCTTTAGTGCTCTAGTAATTCTGCTAACTGCTTGTTTTACTGTAATAGTTCTGCTATCTATTGCTGCCATTTGACTCTCCTTTAATTAACTATAATTAAACATAACATATATTTGACATATGTCAACCTATTTGTCATATTTTCCTGTTCTAACTTTACAACCTAAATTTATGTAATTATTACGTAGAAAAATTACTTGTCTTGGTTTTAAGTATTCCCATACAAGTAACTCATTATCTGGCATTGCTATTTCTAACCAATACATATTAACCTACCAATTTCATATTAAATTTAGGATCAAAAGCAACTACTTGAAATGCAATTACTGAATTTTTGTTTCCAATATTTTTAAATTTTTTACCTATAACATTTTGATCTGCAAACTTATGTGCATCTTCAATTGTTGCAAAAGACATTGGAATATCACTATTAGGATTACAAAAAACTTGTTGTACTGTACAATTTTGTAACTTGACTAAACACTTGACCATAAACATTAGACTCTCTCCTATTTCTAATTATTCTTTACAATAACATGTATAGAGGATATGTCAACCTATTTTGATCAAAAAAAACCGCCTAGTTAATTTAACTAGACGAACATGTTGGCGCCTTATCCCAACTTGCGAATTCTGCTTATACTTTATTTATTCCTTTTCTGGATCAATACTATGAAACATGGTAAATCTAAAGTAATCTTTCGGTTGGCTAAAACGTATGTCTACACCCAATGTACTCCACCTAATACTCCAGCGATTACTTGAATCTCCAAATGTTTTAGTCATCCATTCTAAAAACTTTCGCCGTCCATAAGTAGTATCACTATCTACTTCTGCAGTTACTATCCATTTCCAATGAGTATCTTCTAATTCTTTAGTATACCATTTTTTAAATTTTGTGTGCATTTATAAATTTTTTAAAATCGTTATTATACATAGTCAGTGTAAAGTGTGTCTTCTTATCAAACAATACAATACTTTTTATTATGTTTCTAACTATCTTTATATAATACGGTGTTTTTATATATTTGTCAAGGTCTAAAAGGAATCCAGGTGTATTTGGTATATCTTCTAATTTTATTTCAAAGTACTCAAGTTCCAGTTTATCTATGCAATGCATACAACCCTGTTGGGTCAATCTAAAACCACCATCACGTCTTTGATTTTGCCACCATATAACATATGCATTTTGAAAATCTATATCACTACTATCTGGGTCGTTTTCTTTAAATGCAATTGTATACTCGTCTTTGGTAGGCATTTTAAGGGTATACTTGTTTACCTTTGTCTAAAATTACAACTGTAAACTTATCTGTATCAAATTGTTTGTTTAGTTTTTTACAAAGATTTATTGCATGGCCTGGATTACTAAAAGAAACTTTTTTATACTTAGGCCCAGGATAACTTATAAGCATATTGAATGTTTTTAGGTTAATAGGCTTTTTATCATAATATACTGCCCATATACCTGCACTTGCTAATACTTGCTCTGATTTGTAAGTTTCTTTTTCTACTTTTTCTAGTATTACAGTAGGTTTAGGTCTACTCATTATAATCTCACTAATAATATGCTACTATTATTTAGCAAGAAATATACGTACTTAATTATTTTAGAAAGTGCCGTTGTCTACTTCTACAGTAATTACATCATTAGTTTTTATAGATATTATAGTATCCTGTAACTCTGTTATGTACTCAAGTAACTTTGTGTATTCATTAGCAATAGCTCGAGCATCCTGTGCATTTATGTTCATACTATCTCGTTTAAGGTTTATACAACCATGTGCTAATCTATCTAATGTTGGAAATTGTGGTTTAGCCATTTGTTCTTCTTAGTGTTTCTTGCATTTCTAGTTTTGTTTTAAATGGGCCATCATACGTGTATCTACTTAGTGTAATTAGTTTAGGACAATAAGCAGGACTATGGTTACCGTCCTCCCAGTGTATTACATAATACCCTGCACAAAAGAAACTTTGGCTATCACTAGTTTTTGTGTATAAAGGAAGTTTTCTTTTTAGATCATAGATGGGATTATGAGGTTTTGTTTTACATGCATAACCGTGTACTTCATATTCTTTTGTTTCTTTTTTAACTACTTCTTTGCCTGTAAAATCTACTTTTATTTTTTGTTTTAGTTCTGACAATGCTTTGAATGTTTGGTTTTTTGTACCAACAGTAAGTGTAACACCATTTTCATTACTACGAATAGTGCCAACTTTTTGTCCATTGTCTTCTAGTATCCAAAACTTATTGTCTAAAACAGGCTTAGCCACAAACTGCATTATTTGCTCCTTCTGGATAGTTCTTTTGTAGTAGTTCTGCAAACTGTGTAGCATTTTCTGCTATACGTTGCATATCCCATTTACCACAGAATTTCATAAAATGTGCACCTACCATGGATTTATTTTTTGCTTTCAGGTGAGCATCAATTATTTCATCTACATAATCACGTATTTCTTCAGGTTGTGCAGTAAGATCCACTAGTGTAACGTTACGTTCATAGTCATCTAATACTCTGTGTTCCTTACCGTTGTGATCTGTCCAACGTTGTAACATTAAGTTATTCCAATTGAACCCCTTTGTGTCTTTATCAGCATATGCTTCTAATAAACCTACTTTGTTCTTAGTACCTTTTTCTCTAACACCAGGATAAGCACTGAATACATTATCACTGCTATCACCTCGCATACACTTTTTAAACAATTGATATTTAGGTGCAGCAGGTACTTTATGTTCTTTAGTCTTCTTATCTATTACAGGCTTACCTTTGTCATCATAGACACCATCTAACTTAATAGTTTCTTTTGTAATGCCATTATACTGGTGTACGTTGTCAGATAATAGTTGTACAAAGTCCGTATCACTGCTTACAATAATATGATTATCATTAGGATGTTTATCTATCCAACGTGCAATAATATCATCTGCTTCTGCAATATCACATTTTATAGTACTACAATTTGTACGTTCATTTATAAATTTTAGGAAATCATCATATGCTTCAAAAAATGCAACGTCTTCTTCTGCTTCTTTTGGAGTTAGTGCATCACGTGCAACCTTACGATTTGCTTTATAGGGTTTGTAAAAATCTTTACGCCAGCTACGTCCTTCTAGTGCAAATACTACATGATCAGCATCAAATTGTTTGTAACATTTGTTGATTGCATTTAGTGTAACATGTAGTGCCATGCCAACTTTTTCACTTATATCTCCGCGTACAACATGCTTTGCACGAAAGAATGTATTCATAGTATCTACTAACAAGTATGTAGCCATTATTGCCTCATAATTTTCTCTTTAACTTTAGTTAATATACTACGTTTAGGCATATCTGTCAACCCAGTTTTCATAACAAATTGATCTTTTACTTTATCTAAAAGATATAAGAAGTATTCATTGTGTGCATCAGCACCATAATGATAACCATTATTTCTTGTTTTAAATTGTTTATTTTTGCACCAGTAAAAATATGTTTCATCCTGGCTATAAGGATTTAAAAATTGATTATGCCAATCTTTTTGTTTTTCAATTATGTCAAAATAAAGATATGTATTAAAAAATAAATGTTTTATATTTTCTTTTCTAAGTTCTAAATGAAAGTCATAAATTTTGTCATGCCATAATTTTGTTTTTTTATCTAACTCTTTTTCTGTTTGTTCAGAAACCCAGGTTTTATATTTGTTTACATATTCTTCTGGTACACTATCAGTACCACTAGCAGTAACTTGTATATAACCGTCTTTGTACTGCCATTCTTCTCTTTCAAAAGTAGCCCACCCTATAATAATAAACATTTTTTGTTTATTAACAGTTTCAGAAATTGCTTTTCTTGTGGTTCGTATGATTCTATCATTGCTACTTGCACTTTCAGCATCTAACCAGAATGGTTGGTTAAGAGCATTTGCTAACTTATAGCCGAATGTATAAGGAATATTTTCAGGGTGTGGTCTTTTTCCTAGTGCAGTAAACCGCCTATCGTCCTCTGCAAAACAATAATCATTTATTATTTCTGCTCCAGCACTATGGCTATCACCGTTTATGTATATCACTTGTATGCTTTCCTTGCATTATCAATATTTTCAACATTGCTTTGTGCTTGTTCTTTCTCAAAACTTTCTAAAACAATATTACGACACACATCTTGAAACCAGTTATCAACAATATCATTATCTGTTTTACCTTGATAACCAGCACGTACAAGTTTAGCAACAAATAGATCATTCCAATCTAATTCAAATGCTCCTCTATCTAACGAACCACTTTCTAGTTCCATACTTAGTACACTTACCCAAGGTTCACCTTTTTCAGTTGCTATTTCTTTTTCAGATTTTTTAGGCTTTGCTTTAGACTTTTTTTCAGGTTCTTTACCTTTTAGCACTTTTTTTATTTTATCAAACATATAATAACTCTCTTAGTTTTGTTGTTGTCCTAGGCCAGTCATCTAACCCATAACATTTTATTTTATATCCATTTTTCCTAAGTAATCTTTGAATTTGAGATTCGTCAATAATAGTTAAATTAGTCATCTCTATTTCTTTATTATTGAGTATTGCGTCAACTATATTATTTACTAACATATCTTTTCCCATATATATCTCGTTTTTACACCAATCTGTATGTAATGTTTTCAACTCACTATCTTCTCTTGTATTAGTTGTGTTTAGATATTTAGATAAGTCTTTCATAGTTGTTATAAAGTTGTCTTTTAAGTCTGATGTAGAAATAGTCTTTACATTTTCTGTGTCTTTTAGTTTGCTAATTGTTTCTGTTTTTGTCTCAGATAAATGTTGGTCATACAACCATAAACTTAAATGCTCACGTATTTGCCATTTTTGAGGGTTTTTGTAATTTTCATTAATACTTTGTAGGAATTCTTGATCAACTTCAGTCCATAATTTTTTGTATACTTTGTGTTGTTTATTATTCATTGACCATAGAAAATCTTCTTCTTTAGGGTATAATAACACGATTTTATCAAAACTAGATTTCAATTTTACTAATACTTGCTCTAATTTATCATCTTTATGTGTAATAGGGTGTAATATAGTATTGTTTATTGGTTTTTTAATGGCTTCATCAACAGTCCTAAATGTTCTTTTCCAATTATGGCTTGTATGTTGATTATCAAAAGGTCTATAGTTTACGTCATATTTTCCAGCCATCCACTCTAGTGCCCATGCTACAAAGTTTCCATATGATCCTGATGAATAACTAATACAGTACATTATTGTACTTTCTTAAATAATTGTTTTGCTCTTTCCAAGTACTTTTCCCATTCTTCTAATTCTATATCATACTCGAAGTTTTGACTTGTTTCGTTTACTTGTAATTCTTTTGCACCATTTGCTAAATGAAACTTACGTGCCATATCTGTGAGAGGACTTAGTGTTACTAGTCTATTTAAGTTATTTGATTTCTTAACCATTTTGTAAACTTCGTTAACAATCTTACGCCCACCACCACGTTTTACTGCCCAAACAGTATATGCAATAGCAATACTACCCTGTTGTCCTGCTTTGTGTACTGATGATAGTCTTGCAGATTTACTCATTACATCCATTTCTTCAACGGTAGTAGGCACATCATCGGTAAATGCAAAACACATAATAGCACAAATGTCACCTTCTGGATCTCTAAGTCCGTAAATCTTTCTACCTTCACTAGTTCTAAATGCTACATCTAGTTCGGGTCTTACAGGATCTTTTGTACAATCAATATGATCTAATTCTTCTAATTTATACTTAGATGTCTTAAATAATTTAAGTTCCCCAGGCATTGCCAAAGAGCGAGATATGTAATCGTGGAGTGAACCTCCAACCTCTTTCCATGCAAAGGTTCGCAACTTCTTGGACATTGAGGTTGTATTCTTCTGATCTACCACCCAACGGCATAAGATACACAGGACATTCCAAACCTGCACTACGATATTCACTAACAGCTCTGCCAGCTTCATCAATATCGGTCCTGTCAGCGACAACAAACTTGAGGTAAATGTCACTACCGTCCACACTAGCATAATCACAAGCCACTT